CGAGGTCACCTTGACCGGCGAGAGGTCGACTGCCATCTGGCGGAGGTAGAAGTCCTCGCAGACGACCTTGGCTGAGGGCCAGGACAGCACAAGCTCGATCATCTGGTCCACCTGGCTCTCCCAGGGGCCAACGAACTCGCCCGCCGACCAGTGTGCGACGTTCTCAAGGATCTTGTACTCAGGGTCCTCGATCGCCTCCCGGTAGACCGACATCACCGCCCAGCCGGTCGTCCCTCCGGGGTCGAATGAGGCGCATGAGTAGAAGTCCTCATCCATCTTCGCCCCCGTCCGCGTTCACCGTCCACGGTGCCGCGCCGACATTGATGATCATCGCTTCTACCCGTAGCCCGCCCTGCTCCAGCGCCTCCGGTAGCAACTCCTTCAGGCCCTCAATAGGCAGTGGGCCATCGGTGAATCCCGTCAATACAAGCTGGAACGGCTTCCATCCCGTCACGCCCTCGGGCTCCACGACAAAGAAAGACTTGTGGCGGATAGGCTCAGTCGTCATAGCGCCTCCAGGGCTGCGGTGAGTATGGTTGCGCCGATCCCCACTAGGAGAAGGGCAGCGCACACGGCGACCCACCAGCGCCACCCGGAGTCCCAAACACTCTCCGGTGTCTCGTCTGGATTTGGTACCTCTCGCCAGCGCACACTGCCCTCCCATAAAGATCGGCTCCAGACCTGAGGCTAGGACTGGAGCCGCGTTGCCGGAAGTAACCGTTACGGCGATTCGTCACCGAACGCCGAGGCCGGACCCTCTGCCCGCCACACGCCAGCCGCGTCACGGGACACAGGCAGCGTCTCGGCCGCATGGCGTGAGCCAGGCCCCGGCTCAGCCTGCGGCACTGCTACCCGAAGCTCATCGAACGGCACCCCGTGCAGCTTGGCCAGCGACCAGACGATCCAGTCCCTGTCCTCCGCAGTCGGGCACATGCACACCTCGCGGAGCCCTCCCACGGCGTCCTGTGTGAAGATGGCATTACCCAGCCACCAGATCTTAGCCAACGGCGTCATCGCAGTCATCTCTTCCTCCCATCAGGCCCATATAGGGCCACAGACTAGCAACACGAACAGAACAGCGAACACTAGGAGCGTGGCGGATTCCCAGGACAGCGATGCCGAGCGCGCTGGGCGGTGTACTCCTTTTCGCAGTAGAAGCAACCTGGGCCATCTATGGCTAGCAGGCTCTCGCCATCCAGGAACGGGGTGTGTCCCAGATCCATCAGCCGGTCGATGTTCGCCCGGTAGACCACTGCCCAGATCCATAGGTGCTCCCCGCCCCGCGCGTCGTACTCCGGTATCCGGTCGACCTTCCCCGGCACCTCCACATGAGAGCCGGTGTCCACCCATTCCCGCAACGGCATCTCAGGCACGGTCGTCCCATCTCTTCAGCGCGTCCACGAACAGTAGCGCGGGCACTTCCTGGTTGCTGAACTGTCCGGTCGTGGCGTGCGACCCAACCCGGATCGCGCACCAGTAGGCGAGCGACCGGGGCAGCCGGAAAGCGATCCTCCGCCACCAGGTGTCAGCGCGCCGATTCTTCTCCCACCAGTGGATGTACATCATGTCACCAACCAGTAGGTCACGAGAGCGATTGCCGTCACAAGGATCATGACAGCTGTCACAACATCGCTCAACCCGGCGCGAGCGAGCTTGGATAGTCCGACGTCAAGAGCAGCCATCCCTAGTGCCCAGATGACGATTGAGACCGTCCACTGCCACCATTCCATCAGGCACCGATCCGGTACCGAGGAGCCGGGAGGAAGGTCCGGTTGTCTTGCTTGGCCCACGGGAGGTCGCACTGCCCCTCGACCGACTCCCACCCCTGGAAGGTGCACTTGTGGATGTCGCCTACGCCGTAGCAGTCCGGGCAGGGTTGATCCTTGCCATTGACCGCAGGGTAGTAGCCGTGCCCCTCGCAGGTCTCGCAGGGCTTGATGGGCTTCTCACAACTGATCTTGATGTACGGCTCCAGGAACGGGTGTGCCTCGATGACGATCCGCCGCGCCTCTCGGGCGTACTGCACCATCTCCCAGAGGAACATCGAGCAGCCCCGGTAGGCGAACACCGCAATGAACTCCCGCACGGTGTACTCACACAGGATGTAGTTGGTAGTCCCCTCCGGGAGGATGTAACGAGCGTCCTGATAGGACACTCCGGCGTCGCACGCGGCCTTGTACGCGGCCCACGACGCGACCAGCGCCTGCTTCCAGAGATCCGAGACGTTCGACCCCGCCCTGAACACGCTCTCCGGCCAGCGCTGGTTCGGCCGGTCCCCGTACCAGGTAGCCCGTTGGGACTGCTGGTGATACGCTGCCTTGCGGGTACGGACAATCTGGTGCGTGAGAGCACGGGACGCGCCGGTCACCTGGAACACGAGCGTCTGGCTCTCAAGCGCCGCCTGGAGCCCGCCCCGCATCATCTCGTGCGCGTCCTCCTCGGTCTCCGGCTCATCGGGGTGAATGCCGGTCGTGGCCCGGAGCGCTCGCGACAGGACGCGCTTGAACGATGCCTCATCGATGCCCTGAATGAGTTCAACCTTCAGGTTGTCCACGCCGATGTCCACGCGCCCCTCATCGTACGGAGAGACGTGCGAGCCGTCGTTGTTGGAGTGGCTGGAGAAGTTCCTGTCAGACAGCAGCGCCGAGGGCCTGGATCCCTCGATGCCTCGCGGGTCGCGGGAGTACATGAGCCCGCTGTGCCAGGACGACCGGACCGAGGCCGGGTCCCAGTCCCCGTTGTACGGCTGTTGCCCCCTATGGCGCTCCAGCCACGTACTCATCGGCGCGTCCTCTCCGGAATCGGCGCGAACGGCTTGACGACCGGAGGCCCGGCCGGGAGGAGATCCGTGTTTGGGTGGAGGATCAGCTGCGCCTCCGCGATCGTGTGGAGGTACGCCGTGATCTCCTCCAAGGCGTCCAGGGTGGAGCCGAGCGTTGACTCCATGCTGTCCAGTCGCTCGTTGACGACCCGCATCTGGCGCCGGTCAGTCACGCCGCGACGCCGGTACTCCTCGGCGAACTCAGCGAGGACTGCGCCCAGGAGCGCGAGGATCGTCAGCGCCCCGGCCGCAACCGCGAACCACCAGCGGTCCGCCCCGGCTCCGAGCGCGAACGCCGTTGCGCCGAAGCCCCACAGCGCCAGGAATAGGAACACACCTTTGAGTCTCATCTCAGTTCCCTTCATTGCATTCCCCGGTCCCGAGGAGGGCGGGGCAGTGCTTGCGTAGGTGCGAGAGGAGCCTGTTGCTGTTGTCGATAGCCCGATCCAATCGGCCATCTCCATGGCGCGCCCAGCCAGCATCAGTGATCTCCCCGGCAAGCGAGATGGTGGGCACCCCTTTGCCATCACGTAGCAGGGTCATGGTTTCGGGCCGGATGAGCCAGGATGATGTTCCATCCTTCCCGCTTGCAAACCGGACCTCGACAAGCACCAGTCCGGCATCGGGTATCCGTAGCGCATCCTCATTGATCACAACAGGCTCCTCTCACGTCTCCTAGCCTCCCGAGGAGGCGCGGCTGCCGCTAGGCCTGGGGGTTGTCCTTGATTGGTCTGCCACCCTGGTACAGCGGCTCGCCACCCCACTCCTCGTCGTCACGCTTCTCCTCGGCCGCGACCATCTCCAGGTCATCGTCGGCGGTGCCTCCCAGGCGCTCAGCCACGCCCTCATCAACAGCCACAGCCTCAGCCTCCGCAGCCTTGGCAGCCTGTTCCGCAATCACCTGACGCTCGTGCTCGGCGATGGACTCCGCGACCTTCTCCGGCGTCGTGTCGAGATCGCCCAGCTTGTGCATCTCGCCGGTCTTGCTGTTGAGCCCGTAGATCCCAGGCCCGTCAACCATCCCCTCGGCTGCGGCCTCCCGGATGGCCTCCTTGAGGACCTCCTTGTCGTCATCGTCCAGGTTCGCTCCGTCGCCGAGGATCGACGCCAGGAGCGCTACCTTGTCAGCCGCCGCGACCTCGCTGCGGAGCTTCTGCGCCGTGGCGTACATGATGGCCGCAAGCGTCATGGTGTCCTCCAACAAGACATCTGCCACGACGTCAACGCCATCCTCGCCGATCCGTGCCCGCCACAGCTGAAAGCGGTAGCTTGCCTTGGTGTCCACTTACTCCTCCTCCGGGTCAATGACCACGATCTCCTCTGCGTACATGCTCGCTCCAAAGCCTCCCTTGGACTTCCGTGCCCGCACATAGATGACATCGTGTCCCGGCCTGATCTTTGACAGAGCCCGCTGCAGTCGCGGGTAGTCGAACCGGTTCACGCGGACGTACACATCCTCATCATCCGCGTCATAGCAGTGCAACACACAGGAGGTCGGGAGGTCGGGACGGCGCATCTCCTTTCTAATGGTCGCCACGTCCTTGCCGCTACGGGCGCGCTCATCTTCAATGAAGTCCTTGTACTCCTTCAGCTTGACGTAGCCCATCCAGTAGATCCGCGCGTCAGCCGGAGCGTCTAGGATGCCGTCGCTGTTGTGCGTAGGACGGGGCAGCGGGATCGAGCCGGAAGCGATATCGGCAGCCACAGCGGCCAGCCCGCGCCGCACGCGGAGCAGCCCGAACGGATCGTCAGACTCAAGCTGCTCGCGGAACTTCTCCAGCACGGCCGGACCGACCCCGTTCACCTCAAGGAGTTGATCAACCGACACCAGCGCCTTGCCCTTCTCCGCCGCGTACCTGTCCAGCTTTCGCCCCAGGACCTCGCCCACCCCGTTCAGCTGGGTGTAGCCTGCCAGGACCTCGCCGGAGCGGATCGTCCACGAGCTACCCGACGCGCCGAGGACGACGCCGCGAACCTTGATGCCGTGCTTCTCCGCATCCTTGATGAGACGCGCCCACTTCTCCTTCGGGAGCTTCGCCAGCTGCGCCGCATAGAACGCCTCTGGGTAGTGGACCTTCATGTACTGCGCCCAGAATCCGATCAGCGTGTAGGAGAGGCTGTGCGCGTACACAAAGGCGTAGGACGCGGAGGTCACGACCCGCGACCAGACCTCCATCGCTAGCTTCCGCGAGACCCCGTGGAGGTCGGCGCTCCGGTTCATGAAGTCCTCGGCCGATGTGTTGAACTGTGCCTCGCCTAGCTTCTGCGAGATGATGCGCCGGATGTCGTGGACGCGCCGGAGCGGGAGCCCACCGAACGTCGAGAGCGCCCGCAGGATCTGCTCCTGATAGATGATGGTCCCTTTGGTACCCTTGGTGATCTCATCGATGATCGGGTGCAGCGATACCATCTCCCGCTTGCCGTACTTGACGTCGATGTACTCGGCTGTGGTGCCGCTGAACAGAGGACCGGGGCGGGACAGCCCGTTGATATCAACACACTCCAGGAAGGAGTCCGGCTTGACGTCTCGGGTCACTAGCCGCGTGGCCCGCCCCTCAAACTGGAAGATGCCGACCACGTCACAGCGCCGGAACGCCTCCAGCGTCTCGGGATCGTCGGTCGGGATCGCGTACAGATCCTCCAGGCTCATCCCGACCTCGGCGATAGCGCTGGCGAGCATCCCCATAGTCTTCAGTCCAAGTAGGTCGATCTTCATCAGCCCGAGGTACTCAGCGTCATACTTGTTCACCGAGACGGCGACGGTCCTCCGCCCCTTCGCGTCCTCGCGCTCATACTGTGCGCAGACCTCGGCGATGGGTGTGTTGGTGATGATGAGTCCGGCGGAGTGGGTCGACATCCCCCGGTAGTTGCCCTCCAGTGCCACTGCCATCTTAAGCGCCGGGTGCTTCTCCAGGATCTCCGCCGCTTGCGGGAACATGGCGAGCGTGTCCTCAAGCGTCGCGTCCGCACGGGAGTCTCCACCCGACCGGTCGATGATCATATCCTTCAGAGCCTCGGCGTCGCTCTTGGGGATGCGGTAGACGCGCGCTACATCATCGATCGTGTTGCGGCCCTTGAACTTGGTGAAGGTCCCGACGTTACCGACCCTGTCCTGATTGAACTTCTCTGCCGCGTGCGCCTGAACCTCGTTGCGACGCCCATCGTCAAAGTCGATGTCGATGTCTGGTGGGTCCTCCCGGCCGGGCACGATGAACCGGGAGAAGTCCATCAGCGGGTAGAGCAACGGGTCGACCTCGGTGATGCGGAGAAGGAAGCACACCAGCGACGCAGCCGAGGAGCCGCGCCCCGGACCGACTGCGATGCCGTGATCCTTGGCGTACCTGACGATGTAGGAGACCACAAGGAAGTAGTCCACGAAGTCCTGGCCTACGATCAGCCTCATCTCCAGCCTGATCTGGTCGACCGATCCCGGTTGCGGAGTCCAGCCGTGTGCTAGCCGGTACCGCCATCCCTCACGGAGCCAGTCCCACAGCAACTCTTCGGACGGGATAGGCCTGCCAGTACCAGACCGGTCGCGCTCCTTCACAGGGGCGAGCCGTGAGCTTGTTGCCAATTGCCCATCCCTTCATCGGTATCTCCCGGTCCAGACGGTAACGGTTGCGCGCGGCGCGCTCATTCAGGTGCCTCAATAACGCGCGGCGCTTGTACGGAGGTAGATGCTCCAACAGGTAGCCCCGCAGCGGTTCCATCGGAGACCGGTCGATCATCATCACCAACGGTTCCAACACAGTCGCCTTTCCAGTCCTCATGTTCCCACGGCCACCACACGACCGGGCAACCCCTCTCGCATACCATCACCGGGATCTTCTGCCTCACACCGCCGAACGTCCATCGGTGCGGGAGCGTGACCTCCGGCCTCGGTGCGGCCGGGCGAGCGAGACTCCCCAGCCACCTACGGATACCCATTTGCCTCTCCTCACATACCTACAGTCCCAGGACCGAAAGCATACGGGACAAGGCAGGTAGCTTCCCCAGCTCACTTCTTTGGTGCGTCGCACGGACCGTGATGAGCGTAGTGGAGCCGACAGGCCAGGTTAGAGCACGGTCCCTTGATGTCGCGCAGTTCCGTCTCCCGGATCAGGAGGACGTTCACCAGCGCCGACACTTGGCTCTGCAGGCGCTTGATGGTCGCCTCATCCTTCCCGCCCCGGCCAGGCTCCGATCGCACCGGCTTCATCCTGTTACTCATTCCATCTCCTGTCGGATTCCGTTCCGGCGAACCGGAACCGTGCGGCCTTGGGAAGGGTTACGTTGCAGCGCCCAGCGATCACACCTGTGTTGCGGAGCGCCTGCCGTGCGCCGTCCTCGCTCAGGCCCGCCCGCAGCGCGCGCTCCCAGATCCCTTCCGTGACAACAGCTCCGTCGTCATCGAGCACGTTCGTGTCGCTGAGGGGCGGGTAGTCGGGCACGTCGTACTCCCACGAGGACAGTTGCTGAGCGATACTGTTGGTACCGCGACCAGCCGCGTGAAGCAGCGCTCTCATCTCGCTCTGGCCGGGCAGGAGGGTATGGACGTCGGAGGTCGCCACGAGCGGAATCCCCAGCTGTCGATGCATTGACTCATAGATCGTGTTGATCTCAATCGAGCGCTGAAGCTCCGGGAAGATCTGACACTCCAGATAGAACCGGTCGCCGAGGAGGGCCTGGAAGCGCTCGGCTAGCTCCAGGGCCTTGAACACACTCGCCTGCTCCACAGGGATCATCTTTCCGCCGAGGAGAGTACAGGCGAGGAGCGAGTCAGAGCATCCTGATAGGACGATCAGGCCCTCGTGGTGATCCCGCAGCATCGGCCCGAGGACGGTGGGCCACTTGTGGAAGCCCTCGGCCCACGACCGGGTGCACAGCCGCATCAGGTTGGCGTAGCCGTCCTGGTTCATCGCCAGCAGGGTAAGATGGCACTTCCGGTCGCTCTTGGGCTCCAGCGCGGTGTACGCCTCCAGCCCGAAGATGGGCTTGATGCCTGCCTTCAGCGCAGCCTTCTCCAGGCCTACATGGGAGGAGACATTGCCGTGCTCAGTGAGCGCAAGCGCCGTCATACCTAGCTCGACGGCACGAGCGACGTGCTGCGCCGGAGTCCCATAGGCGTCCATGTAGGAGAAGGTCGAGTGGTGATGAAGGCTCACGTACTTCAACGCCGGTGCCCCCGCTGCTGGCAGTGGTACATCTGTGACAGGCGACCGATCACATACCCGACGATCACCCCTGCGAAAGCAGCGGTGAGGATTGCGTAGCCCATTAGATCCTCCCTCGCATATGGTCCTCAAGGTGCTTCGCCATCTCGGCGGAGCCCTCCTCGGTCGTGTCCGTCTCCTTCGGACACCGGGCGCACCGGAAGGTACGGCCCCAGTTAGCCATCAGGACGTTGCGGGCGAAGCTCTCCGGCGTCAACGGTTGCGGTTGCGGGTCCTCGCTCATCAGTCTCCTCCCCAGTCGGGATCGTATGCCTCGCGGTAGGCTGCGCCTAGCTCATCGGCGTCGTCTTGTTTCCGGCCCCACTTCTGATGGAATATGATCTCGCATTCGCAGGGCACACCCTCCCTCTTCCCCTTGGGGACACGCCACTGCGGGCACTCCATGTAGTGCTGCTTCTCCATCCTCCTCCGCTTGTGGTCGTCTGTTTGGCTCATCGCAGACCTGCCTGGGACTGGAGCCGCTTGATGTCCTCCATGCGCGCGAACTGGCATCGCCGACAGCGGAGGTCGAGATACGGGCGCTTGCTCCGGCCCCGGACACGGCGTGGGAAGTCCGTGCCCGGCCGCAGCTGACCGCAGCCGTTACAGGACGCAGCGAGGAGCGTTCTCTCACCCGCCCGCAGCGGCCACACGGTGAGCCTCCAGTCGCGCGCAACAGGCCGTGATGGCGGTGGCGTACATGGTCACTGCTGACATGTGGAAGTCAACAGCCTTGTAGGCGTCGCCCCGGTCCTGATCATCCCGCCGCGCGATCCGGAGCGCTACGGCATCGCCGTGCGCCTTGTGCTTCAGCCGCATGTCCGCGTGATCCCACTCGGCTGAAGCCCTCTCAAACTCGTGAAGATGGTGGACCAGCCTTTCGGTCATGTACTCCACGTCATACTTGTTCGGGTCAGCGTTCACGGATCCACTCTCCTAGTCGCTCCCAGTGCTCCTCGATGACCGGCCGCAGCCTCTTCTCATACAGCCCCTTCGCCGGATGGTACATCGGCCAGAAGACGAAGGGTGTCCGGTACATTGCTTGGCCTACCACCTGCCCCATCGGACCAAGCTCCGCCGCGAGGGCATTCTTGGCAGTCGCGCCGAGGAGGACGATGGTGTAGGGACCTCCCACCGCCCTCCACTCGCGCCGGAGGTAGTCGCGGGACGCCACTACCTCGGCAAGGGTCGGAGTCCGGTTGCCCGGAGGCCGGTACTTCACGACGTTGGTAAGCCAGGCGTTGGCGTCCCGCCGTATGCCATCCTGGCCGATCGTCTCGGTGACGCTGATACCGGCGACGCCCATCAGCTGATCGAGGACCCGCCCGGACGCGCCACAGAACGGCCTGCCCTTGGTATTCTCGGTCGCTCCCGGCGCTTCCCCCACAAGGAGGTAAGTTGCCGATTGCGAACCGATCCCAGGGACTAGACGGATATGCGCAGTCCGCAAGTGCTCAAACAGTGGGTCCTCGCGGATGTCCTCATAGATGTCAGCCACGCTCTCCGATGGCATCGATGTTCCCTTCGCGCGGCACACCGTTGTCGATCATCTCGACAGCGAGGAGGCAGTGCCCGATGAGGTCCATCAGGATCTCGCGTTGGCCCTCTCGCGGGAGGTCAGCACCCTCCCACATCGCGCGCCGGAGCGGCCCGATCTTCCGCCAGATGTCTGCGAACTGCCCCATCGGTCCGAGCACGTGGTGGTTCCATCGTCCGTACTGCCGTGCGCCGAGGATGACGTTGTCGGCGACTTCGGCCAGGAGCTTGCTCAGGATGTACATATGCGCCGGGCCCACACTAGGGTCAGGGACCGGGCTGATTGGCGCTCCCTGTGGGCCTAGGGTGTGCTGCAGGCGCAACTCTGCAGTCACGTCGGCTGGGATGTTCACGGGGTCCTCCTCGGTCTCGCCAGGAGACTCAATTGGACCTCCGGAGGAGGGCTTGCCGCTAGCGTTGTCCACGGCGCAAGCCCTTCCAGCGACGCGACCCGTTCCGGTACCGGTAGCTCCGCGTCCGCTCTGCGGAGCCGCGCGGCCTCGGGTCCTCATGCGTCCCGCACGGGCAGTTCTGACCTGGGATCGGGTTGGGGTTGAGCAGTCGATAGACCAGGTGCTGTCTAGCGTTGAGCATCATCTTCCTCCGTTCACGGGGATCACAGCGCCGGTCTGCGCCTGCGGCCCGAGGAGCGTGGACACCACAACCTCGGCGACCTCGACAGGATGGACCATCCGCCCGAGGGTGTTGCTAGCTAGCTCACGGTCCTCGGCCTCCTCAGCGCTCCAACCGCGTAACTCGGTCACGCGCTTGTCGACGTACTCCGTCATTGAGGTGTCGGAGACCTTGCCCGGTGCGACAGCGTTCACCTTCCAACCGCGCGGAGCTAGCTCGCGCGCCGCGACCTTGACTGCCATCTCCAGCGCGGCCTTGCTGGCGCAGTAGTTGAGAGAGGTCCGCATCGGTCGCCAGGCCGCGTCGCTCGTGATCGCAACGATGGATCGTGGGACCTCGTGTGTTTCGTTCAGCGCCAGCAACCCCTGCATGACGTTGATGAAGCCGTAGACATTGATGTCCATGATCCGCTTGAAGTCCATGTAGGAGGCGTCGCCTATCCAGTCGAGTGCCGTCACCCCAGCTGAGTACACGACGTAGCGCGGGTTGGCATCCGCGATCACCTCCCAGACCGGACGCCGGACGCGGACATCAGCGTCAATCTTGTCGACTCCTGTTGCCCGCAGACCGACCATCCGGAGCCGGTCGACACAGGCCGCGCCGATGCCAGAGCGCCCACCGAACACTAGGGCCGTTGGCGTCCCAGTGTCACCCCCGAAGCCACCTGCACTGCCCTCCACGATCTCAGGCCGTGTCGGATGTGGTCCCATGCGTCCTCCAGTGTTAGCGCGCGGCGTAGTGGGGTGACGTGTTGGTTGTACGGCTGGTCCCGGAGGATGATGGCAGGGCCAGGCTTGAGCGGGATCGGCTCGCCAGTCTCCTCGATGTAACCTGTCCAGGTCGGGAACAGCCGATTGGCTTCATAGTACATCTCAGGAAGGTCATCCAGGATCGCCGCGACCCGCCCACCGGCCTGTCGCTTGAGCTCCTTGTACTTGTCCTCGCCAAACAGCACCGCGTCGTACTTGATGTTGTTACGCCGCAGCCACTCCCGCGTGTCTGGGTCGATGTTGTCCAGCCGGAGGTAGGGGCGGGTGGTGCAGATCCAGACCTCCGCCCCGGCGTGCCGGACGCTTGTGGTTAGCTCGCTCGCGTACGGGTACGCTGGCATCCAGCGCTTGAAGCCTCCCTGCCGGAACGCGAGCTTGGCTGCCCGGTAGTTGGCGAGCGACACGCCCATGAACCGGTGCAGCCGCTCACCGGGGTTGATCGTCTGGGCGTCCGGCATCGGCTTGTCCAGGTACTGCTCGGCGAACCAGAGGAAGTGCCGGTGGTAGTCGCCTAGCGTCCCGTCCACATCGAGCGCAACCACCGGCTTGCCCTCTCCGTTACCCCGCATCGCGCACGCGGTCCCAGGAGTCCTCGGCGCGCTGGAAGCAGTCGCCGCACTCCCAGTGCATCACATCAGCCGTTATGCCGCCACATACCTCGCAGCGACCTCGGCTGCCGTGTGCGCCAGGACTCCCTTGGTCCACGTCCCGTATCGCCCTACCCGGACGACGCTGGGGAAGCACACACACGTTGACTTGACTGGCTTCGTCACCAGCGCGACGTTGTTCAGGGGCGGCTTGGTCGCCATGGGCCACTCGCAAGTCTTGTACCCCTGAATGTTGCTGGCTCTGTACCATGATGGGTTCCCTTCTCCGTTGCATACCACGGTGTTCATCGGGACCTGAACCGGGCAGGTCACGCCGCGCTCCGGCGCATCGCCCACGGCCCAGACCGACTGCGATTGGAACTGGTGCGCCGCCCGGTCGATGCACAGATTCATTGCCGGGATCGAGGAGACGATCAGTGATCCAGTCTCCGTCAGGTGCTTGACCGCGATGTCATCGATGTGGCGTCGCTCCACGAGAGCCCCGTACCGGCTCCAGGCGTCATAGTACGCGCGCCGGATATCCCACGCCGGATGCGTCCCCACAAGGCTCTCCGGTGAGACCTCGATGTCTTCCCTCGGCCTCCCGTACACCTTGTCCTTGTAGGAGATCGCGGAGCCCTTCAGCTGGTAGTCGATCGTGAACGGATCGTCATCTCCATCCAGGCCAAGGATCGGAGCGTGGAGGTACTGCGCGCCAAACATCTCCGAGCGCCGGGCCTCCTTGCTGAATATGGAGACGCTCCAGCCGTGCCGGATGAACTCGTGCGCGGCGAACAGTCCGGCCGGGCCGCACCCGAGGACAACAGCCGTCGTGATCTTCTTGTGTCGGAATAGCTTCACAGCGCCTCCAGCGCGAATCTCAGAAGTACCAGGCCAACTACCGCGATGATCATGCCCCAGGCCATGAAGTCATTGAAGGTGATCGTGCTCCTGTCCTTCGCTCCATCGCTCCCAGTCGTGGAGTATGCCGTGATAGATCCGCCAGGTGGTGGGGTTGTTGAGACGGCGCGGCTCCGACTCCCGCCCCGGCAGCGGACGGAAGTCCATCGCCAGGTCCTCGCTGTGGCGCGCCTGGAGATGCTTAATGAACGTCTCATCGTCCATGTCCTCTGTGTGCGGGACTCTCATCCCTTGTTCAGGCCTGCCATGTATGCCCGGAACACAACGTCTGCCCGGAACCTGTGGTGCCCGCCCGGCGTGTTCACGACAGAAAGCCTTCCAGCTTGCCCCCACCGCGTGACTGTCTTCGGGTCAACACGGAACAGATCAGCCACCTCGCCCGGCTTGATGAGCGCACCGGGATCGTTGACAGCCAACTCTTCCAGTCGAGCTATGGTCATGCTCATATCTATCCTCCCTCCTGCCGAGAGGGGCGGGACAAGCGCCGTCCCAACGCCTGCCCCGCCCCGGAGTCAGCTGCGGCCTAGAACGGGTCCGGCCCGTCCTCGGCGCTCTCCGCAGCGTCCTCCTCGGCGTCCTCGGCGTCATCCAGCGGCAGGTACCCACCGCCGTTCAGCCGGAGACGCTTGCCATAATCGGGGTCATTCTCCTGCTTGACCGCGATGTAGACCTCCAGCCCCTCCTCGATCGTCTGCTTGCCGATCTTGGTCAGGTATCCATCCTCATCAGTCACGGTGTTGTTGATGATGTCCTTGGCCGAGACACCAAGCGCCGCGCAGATAGCCTTGGCGCGGAACGCCGAGGACGCGGTCATGGGCATCTCATCGAACACCGGGCAGCCGTCGTACTTCTTGTGCTCCTTCTTCCAGGAGCCGTCCAGGATCCAGACCCACTTGATCTTCGGGTTGCCCTGCGTGGACTTGCCCTGCAAGGCGTGCCGGAGCGTGAACCGGTACACCCCTGGTGTCGGGATGTCACCGGAGTACGGCGTGAAGCCGCTCTCTGCGCTGTCGATGTCCTCAACGGAGATGTCTCCGCCCCACTTGACCTTAGGCACGTGCCCTCCTCCTTGTTGCCTTAACGGGGACCGGCGCTGCTGGTTGCTCCTCGCCAGCGTCGATCGTCTGAAGCACCTCGGTCATGTTCGTATCGTCCATCCACCGAGGTAGCATGTTGAACTGGTCCTTGGCGAAATACTTGACGTCCGTCTTCGGGTCGCGCGTCTCCCGCCAAAGGAGCCTACGGACCTCCTCTGGGGGCTTGCCCTCGGCCTTTCGCATCCTGATGTCGAGGTACCCGACGCAGTGCATGAGACCGCAGATATAGTTGGAAACCTCGCCACCCTTGCCCTGAATCCCAGGTAGCACAAGCAGTTCACCGTCGGTGTCCTCGGTCCGCATGGTGTGGGCCGTGATGAGGACGTTACACGGGAGGTCGATCAGCCGCGCAACCCATCCCTTCATGAAGTTCTGGGTGTTGAAGTAGTCCGGCTTGTCGGGGAGGTTGCGGTGCGCGCGCTTCATCGGGTTGGCATCGAACGCCTCTGCCGCGTACCCGAGGAGGAACTTGTTGCCCATCGTGGAAGCGCCGTCCACCACCAGCCAGTCGAACTCCTTGGCCGCGCCGTCCTCCAGCCACGCGACTCCGGCGAGAGCCGATGCGGTGTCTGGGATGAGCCGCCCCTTGCCCTTCCCGCCCAGCCGGATCGCCGAGATGTACCCAGGCTCTCCCGCAAACCAGAAGTTCTTGCCCGGTAGCGATCCGGCGAGGACCGTCTTGCCCACGCCGGAGTCGCCGTACACCAGAATGTTCTTGTACTCCGAGGAGCCCTCCAGCTCAAAGATGGCAGCCTCAAAGTCGGCGCTGCTCATCCCCTTCTTTTCGGTTGCCATCCCTCACCGTCCCGAGGTCGTGAGCGTGCAGACGGCGCGGCTGTTGGGACCGGCGACCTTGACGCGCGGTGAGTCGGCCTGTGGCACCACCTTGTTGTTGTCGAGGATCCGGCAGTAGACCTCGCCTGTCTTCTCCTGCACCGTGTACACGCTGAAGGTGACGGTGGCGACCTCGCCCTTGCGGTAGTGGAGCACCTTGGCAAACGGCGTCGCGTCCACCACGTCGATCGGCAGCGTCGGCTGTCCTTCGTCGCTCGGGAACTTCCGGCCGTCCGCGAGGTACCCGTCCAGCGCCATGTGCGCCCGGTGGCCTAGCGGCGTGCTACAAGCGATCACCGTGATCGTGTTCTGACCGGGGATCACAGGCGCTGGTGGGACCTCGCACACAGCCTCGGGCTGCGGCTTGGGATCGGGCTCCGGCCCTTCGGGAGGTCGCGCGCAGGCGAGCACAGCCAGCACGAGGAGCGCCGCGAGGACGCGCCTCACTCCACGACCTCCACAGACACGTTGATCTGCTGGGCCTCGCGGATTGTGTCAGCCGCACCGGCCTTGGCGACGTACAGCACCTCTCGTGTTGCCTTGTTCTCGAACACAATGAACGTCTTGGTCTCCCGAGCCCGTTCCATCTTGATCGTCTGGGCAACCTTGCCGCTGCTAGCCATGATTGTTCCCTCCTCGATTGATCTGACTCCCGAGAGGCTACCGGGCGGGTACGACTGCCGCGCTACTCCTCGGCGGCTGACTTCCGGTGATCCCCGTACGGGTCCTTGACGCGGTAGTTGAGGCGCTTGAAGTCCTCCCAGTTGCCACCCTCCTCCTTCAACTCGCACATGGTCTTGTGCGGGCAGAACATGCAGTTCATGCTGGATGGGTTGAGGGTTACCGGGAGGAGCCCATCACGGACCGTCTGCATATGAACGGCCTCATCCTGGATCCGCCTCAGCTGCGTCGCGCGCTCCTTGGAGGTCCGGTGGACGGTGTGCCGGAGGAACAGCGCCGGAGGCTGGACTTTGGATCGCGCGCCGAGGACCGTCAGCCTGGACTTGAGTGCGATCTGGGACAGCAGCCCCATCGGGGCCTTGTCGAGATCCGCCCCTCTGTGCCCGGACTCGCGGAGCGCCGCGAGGTAGTCTGCCTTGACCGGGAGGTTGGTGGCGTACCCCTCGGCGTCGCGGGGCCGATCGTCGGGCAGCCCCTTGCGGAGGAAGTTGTACTCAATCCCGCGCAGGCTTTCCTTGTCCCCCAGCACGCCCTCGCGCCGGAGCGACTGGGTGGCAATCGCCCAGTAGCTACCGGCCTGGTTGTCCATCTTCAGGTGGCCAGTCTGGATGGACTTCGCGGTCTTGTGCTCCCCCAGCATCATCCAGTCGGTCCGGAGGTCGCGGTACACAAGGTCCCATGTCCCGAAGTACTGGACTAGGAGCGCACCCGGCTCGACATCATACACGCCCTGCCGCTCCTCTGGCCACGGCACGTCGATGCCGAACGTCCTTTCAGGAGCGACCACGTGCATGTAGTCATCCCGGCCATACCGCTCGACGTAGCCGTTCAGCATCCCCACGCCAAGGTCGATCGCGTCGGTGTACTCCGCCACGTCCTCATCTGTGGCGTCCTTGGTCTTCACAAACGCCAGGCCGCGCTCCTCCTCCGCCAGGCGCGCGAACGTCTCAGCAGGGTGCGGACCTCGCTTGAGGCCGGGGCCGCAGTACCACTCCGCAAGCGCGACGTGGACCAGGCCACCGAACCACAAGCGGAGGTCCGCCCGGCCCTTGGGCACCAACCCTTCCCGCCAAGACCACCACCACTGCTGTGGGCAGCGCCCAAACGTCCCGCGCTCCGAGGTCCTGAGGATTGGTACCGTCATCTACTTCCCCGTTCGCTTCCAGGTGCCGCAGCCGTCGCTCTTGAAGCCGACATCCTTGGCAGCTATGGTGACTCGCATCCGCGCTCCTTCGTTCCCGGAGCCGTACTCTATGGCCTCGTTGGGATTGCCGCTAAACCCGCTCAGGCGCTCCCAGAAGCAGAATGCGAAATCCCCGGTTGGGACAGTGGACGTGTAGGTCCCGGCCTTGATCTCCGCCCCCACCGCCCACGTTCCGTCGCCGAACTCCTCTGCGGCCGGAGCGTCCGGGTTGGTAATGCCACCCGGTGTGTGATCCTGCGGCTCCTGCTGGCCCGTAGCGGGCTGAACGGCGTTGTTGGTACCTCCGACAGCGGCGAGGAGCACAGCCCCTCCTCCGCACAGCAGGAGCACCGCGCCAACGCACACCGCGACGATGATGACGACCTTCTTCATTTCTCCTCCATCTAGATAGGGCGGTGGCCCCAGACCCACCCAGGTCCAGGGCCACCGCAGTGACACGCCGCGCTTCTGCTGGCCTAGAAGGGCGTGTCTGCTACACCCGGCGAGGACTTGCGCGGCTGCGCGCGCCGGACGCCAGCCTTGACCGGACCCTTGCGGACAGCTGGGGCCTTGGCCGGGGTCTCCTCGACCTCCTCCGGCTCCTCGACCGGTGCGGCCTTGGCCTTGGTCGCCTTGGCTGGCTTCGCCGGAGCGGCCTTGCGGGCGATGCCGGGCACCTTCACGCCGCTGTCCTTCCACGCGCCGTGGTTCGTGTCACTGCGCTGGAACGTCGGACGGAGGTACGCGCCGAGTGCGACGCCAGCCCTGAAAGCCTCCTCCTTGGACTTCGCCTTGGCCGGGTCATACCCGGTCTCCTCCAGCAGCCAGTCCGCGAACCGGACCTGCATGTCAGACGGTGCCTTGGTGGCATAGGCCGACAAGTCGTCTCGTGCCATGTCTCCTCCTTTGGTCTAGCTGAGCGTACTGCTGCAGCTCAATTGCCGAAAGTCATCGTCTCACACGGAGCGTCCGCAACTTCACGCCGCTCCTCGGCTTTCGCTCCGCGACGATGGCGCGGTATCGGGCATACCGCCCACGCTCGCGCCGGACCCCCAGGACTATCCCGAGGGCTCCGGACGCGAGCACAGACGCCACCCACACAACCATCAACGCAAGCTCTCCGTCAGTTCAATGACGCGACGGTTGAACTCTATACCGCGCCGCCCGTCGAGCACCTTGTGCGAGCCTCGCTCCAATTCAGTGTTAGCAAGGGCAATCGCCTCCTCGATGGTGCCGAGTGACCGCAGGTACCAGTAGAAGACGGGGCGGGGGTTGGAGACTCGGTGGATCCGGTCCTCGGCCTGCGCCTGGTCATCCGGCACCCAGGTCTCATCGAGGAACACCATGTGGTCGGCGGAGTCGATCGTCAACGCCACACCGCCTGTCCTGGTCTGCAGAAGGAGCACCTGCGCTCCGCCGTCTGTCCGGTTGAAGTCCCCCAGGACCTCCGACCGGTTCGTGGTGTCCCCGGTGATGATTCCCGTGGTAGCGATGGAGGAAAGCGCTTCCCTCACCAACTCCAGCATCTGGGTGTACTGCGACAAGACCACGACCTTGCCGGTGGGGTCCTCGGGATAGCCCATCTCTGTCAGCATCTGCACCAGGTAGTCGACCTTGTTGGAAGGCATTGTCGGGATCAGGATCGTCTTCGTGACCTGGTGCTTGTGGTCCGTCCTGTCCGGGCAGGCGGAGTCCTTGCACTTCTGCCAGACCTGGCGCTGCTCCGGACGGCCAGCCGAGGAGGCGAACTGCTTGAGCCGCGTCATCTCCGCGAGCGTCCCGATGGCGCTGAGGTCACCTTCGGCCAAGATGGCAACAGAGGTCTCCTCCATCTCCCGATATGCCTTCTCCTGTGCGGGGTCCAGCGGCAGCCACACGCCGCGACCGAGCGCCACCGGGGTCTCGCTCTCCGGGCCGTCCACGAGGTTGGTCCCCATGTAGCTCTTGGGCGGGAGGTCCGGCGCGACCTCGGCTTTGGTTCGCCGCAACATGATCCGGTCCAGGTCGCTCCACAGCAGCGCCTCCCGGTCCTCCCGGAGCCCACCGAGGTTGCGCGATCCGCCGTAGCCGAAGGTCACGTTGAAGTAGGTCTCGACCCACTGCCAGTAGCCCCGGAACTCCTCAGGCCGGAGCCAGTTCAGCGTGCCCCAGAGCAGCTGCGGCTTGCTCCGCATCGGCGTACCTGAGGAGGCCACGCGCAGCCCGTCCTGGCGCGTACGGAGGAGCATCATCCCGTTGCGTACCTGGGTGGGAGTACCGCGTCGGCGGATGAGAGCGTTCTGGCTCTCATCGAGCAGGATGGCACCCCACTCGCGCTGGAATAGCTCGGGCCACTCGTGCTCGTGACGGGTCTTGGTCCGGCGTGGGTCGTGCTCGCACACCAACTCCTTCTTGTGGCGTACAGGTGTCTCCCGCCCACACTGCCCACAGATCCACCAACTCTTGGTCGAGACCATCTGGGGGTGGACGACAACCCATGTATTATGGAGCGAGGGCTCAGCCTTGATCTCATCCCAAACGCGCTGCCGGGCCGTCCGTCCGTCTGGGAAGTTCACCACGATCCCGTCGTCCAGCCAGCGCAGTAGCTCGCGCGCCCACACGGTCTCGGTTGCGGTCTTGGTCGTCACCACGAGGTAGGGACCGGTCACCCCATCCTCGATCACGCCGCCGATGAGCTCCAGGGTCTTCCCAAGCCCCATCTCGTCTGCGATCAGGACGTTGCGGCCCTTGGCGATGAACCTCGCCGCCACACGCTGGTAGGTCCGGGCCTCCATCGCCTGCGCGAGGTCCGGCGCGACGTCAGGCACATGCTCCAGGTCCGCGTCCATCAGCTGCCCGAGGTCGCGCATGGCCTCGCTCGTGGCGCGCCGGTCACTGTACCAGGCGGCAAGCTCGCTGCCCACCTTCATCGTGTCGCCGAAGCGCTCCCGGAGCGCGACGCAGGAGGCTGCTGTGAGCGGGACCGTCCAGGCCGCGTCGCGCTTGGAGAAGTACGCGCCTGGGATCGACTCACCAAGCCGCGCCACATGATGGTCAGAGCGGATGCGGATGCGCCGCCCAGCCAGATCTGCTATCACCGTCATCTTCGTTCCCTTCTCTCGCCTATCACCGAGGAGCGTACGCCAATTGGCCTGCTAACGGAATGATGGCCCGCCCTCCGGAGAGAGCGGGCCATCACGGTCCGGTCAGACGTTCAGCGGTACGGGGCTCTTGGGGGCCACCGTCTGAAGCTCCAGCGACTTGATAACCATCGCCTGGATCTCCGTCTTCTTCAGGCCATCGAACGGGAGGCCCATGTCGGCTGCCTCGTAACGGAGGTCCGCGAGCCGCAGCCCGAGCACCCGGTTGCGCTCGCGGGTGAGGCGAGCCTTTTCGTTGATCGCGTCCTGCTCGACCTTGCTCCGCTTCGCGCCAACCTCGCGGGCAACCTGGACGTTCGACTCCTCGGCGAGGATCGCCTTGAAGTCCGGCTTGATGAGGCTCTTGAGGATCTCGGCACCGGCGATGAGGAGGACTACCGCGATGAACGCGAATCCCAGCACCAGCGTCGCGGAGCCGAGGAAGTTGATCGTGGCACTCACGCCCACCGGGAAGACCAGCAGGATCAGCGCCATCTTCTTGGCCGGTGCGGCCATCCCCGCCGCGCTCAGGACCTTGACGCAAAGCAGGATGAACATGTCCATCGCCAGCGGGATGATCGCCGCGCTGAACGGGTCGGCCTTGGCAGCGTGACCAAGGAAGTGGAACTGGTGCTGGAAGCTAGCAACCATCACCAGCAGGGTGATCGCGAGGCCCAGGCGCTTCGCCCACTTGATCGCGGACAGCATCTCCTCGACGGCCTTGGAGCCGTACTGCTCGGCGAACTTCTGGCCGGGGGTCTTGGTGGAGTTCATCTCGGTTCCCTTCGTTGGAGGAAGACTCGCCATCTTCCCTTGCAACACCAACGCTACTCCAACTGCAACGGGATGGCTACATTTCCGCAGCCATCCCGTTGGTAAATATGAAGATTCTTTACGCCTCGATGTCTACCAGCACATTCTCTGAGGATCTAGTCTGCCCGCCCGTGAACGCCTTGCCCCGTCCCACAGCCACGAGGGCGGAGAGCCGGAACGCCCGGAAGCCAGTCCCAGCCTGGCAGCAGAACAGCACCACTCGCTCGCCCAGCTGCTCGGTGACGCGGACCGTCCTGGGGTCGCCCACCTTGGCCGTCTCCGTCCCGCCGCTCAGCCGGTTGTGCCACTTCACCACATGCCCGGCAATCGCGTCCACCACAACCCGCTCCGGCGCGGTGGCGGGGTCGAACGGGAGGCGTACCACCTTGGGCATGACCTCCGCGTCCCTGCGGCGGAACGCCTTGTTGGTGGCGACCCTCGCCAACTCCTCGGCTGCCTCGGTCGGCTTGCGCTCCGCGAGCTTCAACGCCGCGCTGACATTCCGCGTCTGCACCGTCCGGTCGCCCACCGTGTAGGTCGCTCCAGCGTTGACATACACGCCGCTGTCCCACGCCTGGTGGATCGCCTCGATGACGTCAGCGCCGCGCGTCGCCACAACCTCGGTCAGTTCACCCTCGGTCCGGTAATGCCCGATCCACCCTAGCGCCTCGATAGCCGTGCAGAACACCCGAGCCTTGGCCTCGCTCTTGGTTTCCGGTACTGTGGCCTCTCCGTTGGAGCTAGGGGCCTTAGCGGCAGTCTTCTGCACCGGCTCAGCCGGGCGGGTACGCGGCCTGGGACGCTCAGCCTCGGTCTTGTCGTGGAGCCGCAGCGCGTCCTGGAGCGCCTGCTTGCCCATCGTCCGTGCCTCCAGGACCTCCCGGCGCACGGCCTCGGCACGAAGCTCGGTGAGCCTCCAGTCGCCGTAGACATCAGCCGTCTCCACGATCGTGTTCGGCATCCGCTGTGCGGCTCGCTCGCGCTTGGCGTCCGCGACCCGCCGGAGCCCTCCCTTGCGTACTGTGGTCGTCATCTCAGTCCCCTTCTCTTCTCTCGCCTGATCTTGTTCCTGCGGCGGTCGACCTTCCGCAGTACCCTCTCGGGTATTCCCTGTGCTATGAACGGCTTCTGGGTGATCCGCTCCGCCCACTTGAACCATCCCCGTTGGTACGGATCGACGTTGCCGACCGGATAGCCTCCGGCCTCACTCGGCACGGCGGCACACCTCCAACTTCTCCTCCGGCCATCCTGGAACCGCCCACCCGCTCTCCATCTCGATGAAGTTGAGGCTGTGGGGCAGGGTCCCGCCCGTCACCCGGCGCACAACCGCGTCGCCGCCATACCCCTGGAGCGTGTCGCCCTGCACGAGGCGACGGACCTCCACCAACCGCGTCTCGCCGGACGCAAGCCGCGCCATCCGCTCGCGCTGCTCCTTGGTAACCCGAACGGTCTTGCTTGGCCTGGTGGCTACTGCCTTGCTGACCATCTTCTTGTTCCCTTCTCTGGAGTTTCGTCCCGAGCTTACTCCTGGAGGCTGCAGGCCGCGCGCCGGAGGACGTGTCTCGGCGCGCGGCCGCAACGGGCACTAGCTGGTGAGCTCACCGCTGGGAGTCCGAGTGCCTGCCTCCTCCACGCGCTGGGCGCGTGAAGACCTATCAACCTCGACCTCGCTCGCAGCGTCCCGCCCGAGAGCAGCACCGGCGCGAGCCTCAGCCGAGTAGTGGTAACGCTGGTACCGCGCCTCATCGGCTTGCGTCCAGCCCTTCTTGCGGGACTTCTTGGCGGGGGTGGTCTCCTGAACCTCGATCTCGACCGGCCGCAGCTGCGGGAAGAATCCATAGAACGCCTCCAGCACCCGCTCCTCGCGCCCGTGCAGCTGGACCGCGCCGCCGAGGCTGTCCGCGCCGTCCCGCGCCTCCCGCAGCTGGGACTGGAGACCGTTGCTGAATCCGTTGGCGAAGCCGTAGCGGAAGGTCTTGACGTTGACGCCGCGACCGGCCACCATCTCTTCGACGCCGCGACGCTCGCACTCCGCACGGTACATCTTCGTGGCCCGCGTGGTGTGGGTGGCGTCGCGGTTGCCCCAGAGCGCGTCCGCGATCTCATAGCGGTTCCATCCTGCCGACCGGAGCCGGAACACATTCACCGCGTCGCTGAGGCTGGGGTCCGGGTTGACGTCGATCCGGTTGATGAAGACGAGACGCGCGGCGTTGAACAGGTACTCCGCATACCGCACGTCACCCTCGTAGCCGACCAGCGCGGCCTGTGCCATCCAGCCGTCGACCGGGTGGAAGTAGTTCTTGATATGGACGTTAACGCCGCAGTGATCGGCGATCCGGCGGATGAAGATGGAGTACCAGCTGGAGTACCGCGTGGTGTTGAGTCGGCAGAGGTCGATGATGGAGAGGATCGGCTCAACGGCGGTGGCGTCCTGCGCCAGCAGATGCTCCTGCTCGATCCGGTACTTGCGCATAAGCTCCTCGGCCTTGGCCCGGTAGGTCGCTGCGGCCTCAGGCGGGGTAGCGGGATCCTCGGCCACGTTCAGCAGTCCGCTGATCTTGTTGAGGATCACATCCAGGTTAGCCATCTCGGTTCCCTTCTAAGAGCCCTCTCGCTGGGCTAGGACTGAGCGTCCTGGGCGAGGAGCGAGGCGCTGGGCCTCGCTCCCACCCGATGGGCTCAGGCCAGCTTCTGCAGGATCTCGCTGACGTTCCGGACGTTCTTGCCGTTGACCTGGGTGACGATCCGGCGACCGGAGTCCGACCACACGCAGACGATACCGGCCTTGCTAAGCTCCAGCATCACGCCGCCGTCCGTCTCGGTGATCTTCGCGCCGGAGAGGCCGCGAGCCTTGAGGAGCGCCTTGACCTCGGTGGCCTTGGTCGCGCCGTAGGCCTTGATCGTGACGTTGAACGTCATGCCGAGTCGCGGGGTGCCTACCCGGACCTTCGCGCCGCTGGCCTTGTTGAGGTTCGGCTGGCAGATCCAGCAGGACTCCATCTCCTGCTTGGTCTCCGCGATGTAAGCGTCAACCTCGGCCTGCTCGGTGAAGTGGGTGTTCTCCAGCGAGTAGGTGTCGATGTCGTCGTGGCCGTGGTCGCTGTGGGCGTTTTCCCATCCAGCCTCTTCGTAGCAAAGCTCGCAGGTCATGCCCTCGGCGGTGAGGGGGCTGGCCGGGCGGATCTCGCAGACCGCGCAACGCTTCTTGCCGGTGGCCTTGGCGGGCTTGGACTCCGGGGTGACGACTGCCTGCCGCTGGTTGTCAATCTCAACCTTCATCGCGTAGAGCTTGTCCAGGAGGTCAGCCTTGCGGCCGCTCGACATCCCCTTGACCCCAACCTGGCCAGCCAGCTTGCGAAGCTCGACGGTGGTCATGTTCTCCAGGTTAACCTGCATCAGGTCGATGTTCATTTCAGTTCCCTTCGTTTCGGGGCTCTCGCCGCCCCTTTCAAGGACAACGCTACTCCATCTTATTGCAATTGGCTACAATTACACTCTACCTGCGCAAACAGGTCCAATGCCGGCCTCGATCGAAATCTCATCGGTGAGCGTCCGGCCGCACACGCAGCAGACGCCATAGAGCTTCCCGAACTGCTGCGCCTCCTCCAGCGTCATCCGGTCCTCCGGGCGGAGCTTGAGGATGCCGCCTGGGACGTACTCAAAGTGCCACTCTCCTCTGGGCTCATCGGTCAGGACCTTGGCGTAAAGCCTGCGGCCGTCGCCACCGGCGCGGTTCCACTGGACCTTCCAGATCTCCCCGGTCGTGCCCTCGTTGTGCGGGTCCTCGATGATGGCCCGGTACATGCCATCCTGCGTCACCAGCGCCCGGTCAAATCGGAGATCCGTCCCGCTGGATGGGGGAGACGTCCGGATGATCTCAGAGCCATAATCCGTGCGCATCCAATCCGGCTCGCTCGGACGGGTAGGGGGCCGGTGGGACTCGAAAGCCTGGCACTCGCGCACCTGCGCCACAGTCTCGTGGCGTCCCTCGCAATGTCCGCACTTGATCATCTCACGCCTCCCCGGATTTCGTACTTGGCTAGGCAGCGATCGCAATCGCACTCCACGACGCTCCCGTTAGCGTTAAGCGCGTTACCCTGCGCATCCATCCACGGATAGGTCTTCTCTTCGGTCTCCGGGTTGGTTTCCGGCCGAGTCTCTTCGTGCTCCATCTTGATTCCCTTCTACGGGGAGGTCTCTCGCTCCTCCCTTTACGACGCCAATCCTACTCCAAGTTTTGACGGGAGGAAAGTCGAGAGCGTTGGATCTACCAGGGGTAACGAAGATTCTTTTGCAAAGAGAAGGGGACCGGTCGGGGCGAGAGTCCGACCGGTCCCAGAGGAGTCCGCACGTCACGCGAGGAAGGGAACCGCAATCTCAAACGAGACGCTAAGCGTTGTCCTCCACCATCTTCTCCTGGTTACAAGAGTACGCCGTGCCAGAAAGTTGCGGCTAGCGCCTGGCGTAGGCCGGGCGTTTGTCGTTGACCAAGATGTCCTGCGCCGTGTCGGTCGCGCCGGTGGGCCTCCAGAGCCCGAAATGGACCGCCACTGCGAGGACGAAGTTCACGACCACGTTGTACGCCACCACCGTCCACACGAACGGAGCCCCGGCCTGGAGCGCCGCGACCCACGCCTGCAGGAACGTCGAGATGGCAGCGAAGAGCAGTAGCAGCACCGCTTTCATGGCCGCTGGCTGGGATCTTTTCGTGATCAGCGACACCGCAAGTGGTAGCAGGACCGTGATCACGAGCGACAGGAGCCCGCCCAGGTCCGGCTGGAAGACATAGAACTCAGGTGCGTTCATCTTCAGACCTCAGGCTTCGGGTAGACCGGAGGCTTGCCAAGAGCCTCCATGATTGCGTTCGCGTGCTCCCGCCCGTCGCGCCAGACCTCGCGGAGCGCGTTCTCAAGCGCGTACGTCGTGTTGGGCTTCGGCCCAAGGTAGTCCGCGTTGTTGATGGGCGGCTGCGGCACCGGCACCCGGTCGCACGTCAGCACAGACTTGCCGACTGCGGCCTGGAAAGCCTTGTCGGCCGTGAGCTTCTTGCACACCGCGTCCGCGATTGCCGTGATATCACTGGGCTTCACGTCATCTCCTTCCGTCATGTCGAGCAGCTGAGCCTTGGTCATCTTGGTAGCGTTGAGATCGACGTTGTTACCGATCCCTCCGGCGTCGCCCTTGGACGTGAACTGGAGGATCGCTGCCGTCTTCCACCCTCCGTAGTTCGGTGCCCACCATGCAGACGGGATGGTCGCCGCGAGGCTCGCGGGGTTGTCGGCGACGGTGTTGGTGTCGGGCTGCTTCATGTAATGCGAGTCCCAGAGGTACGGCGTCACGGCTCCGCCGTCCCACTTCCGCCCCGGTGCGTCCCACCACCACTTGCCCGTGTAGATAGCGAACGGGTGGGCGTCCGTCCTCGACTCCCAGCGAGCCGCCCACGCCTTCACGTCCGCGTAGGTCGCGGTGTCCTCGCAGTCCAGCTGGATCAGCAGACCGTTCGGGCCGCCCACCTTCTCCAGGTTCTTGAGGAACCAGTCGCACTGCGCCGCGCCGGAGCCCTTCTCAATCCAGTGATACGCGCCGGGAATCATCCCGGCCTTGCGGATACGACCGATCCACTCCGCAAACCCTGTGGCGTAGAAGGAGGTCCCCTGGGTGCACTTCACGACCGCGAAGGTGTACCCCTGCTTGGGCAGATCCTCGATCTTCAGGCCCTTCTGGTACTGCGGATGGACATCGACTCCGTATAGCATCGAGCCTCCTTACGGGAGCACATAGTACTGCTGGGCGAACAGCACCGGATTCAGGATCTCGCCCAGCCCGGTGTTGTCCTGACCGGTAATCAGGATGTCGTTGGTGTTGATGACATAGTTGAACGACTCAGGTGCCACCTTGTCCTGGATGGTACGCCGGACCGTGAGCACACCTGCGATCTCAGAGAACACGCTCCAGACCGTCCCGCCGTTCGCGGTCACGTTCAGACCGTTGATGATCTGGGCGCTGTTCGTCCCGTTGTACTTCAGGCTCCGCATCTTCGGGACAACCTGAATGACTGGCTCGTTGGCCATTACGCGACCCTCTCTGCAGCGACGATGTATGCGGTCAGGGTATTCGCAGCGTTCGACGTTCCCCATTGGGCAGTTATCACGAGGTCCCGAGACGCTGTGGTGTCAACGGTAATCGCTGCCGATCCACCGTCCATAATCGTTTGGGTCGCTGCAGACGGGGCTGCGCCTGCGATCGTCAGGGTCTGCGTCACCATCTGCACACCCCGGATCGTACCTGCCGCACCGATTGTGATACACGAGACGAGCAGGTCAACCTCAAAGTTCTTGTTGGTAACACCAGAGGATGAGGTGAGCGTTCCGCTGGATGCGATGGCGGTACCGGCGACGCCGGAGATCCGCGACCGGAAGGTCATTGTGGGGGTGGTGGCCGTGAGAACGCCCGCCGTGCCCCTGATACGGATCCGATAGATCGCGCCCACTGCCATGTCGTTCGCGGGGATCGTGAGCGTTCCGATCACCGTCTCTGCAGCTGTTCCGGCCACAGTCGTGACAGCACTGAACTGGTTGTTGTAGCGCCGCGTCCCGAGGAAGAGTCGGCCGTTGATGGTGTGGTCAGTCTGGACGATTAGCGCCGTGTCCGTCTTCAGTGTGCCGACCGCACTCCGGTAGAACGCTGTGTCAGTCGCCGCAGCCCCGCCCGGTCCCCACTCGATCCGACCGTCAATCCTCATGAGGGAACTCACCTGCGCGTCGCCGGTCTTGTAGAACTCCAGCGCGTTCACCGTCGCCGGAGTCCGGTTCATGGTGATGCGGTCGCGCATGATCGTCTGTGCACCGAGGTCCTGGATGGCACCGAACTGTGCGGTCCCAACAAGAGCCTGGATCCAGGCCGCCCCGTTCCAGATGTAATACTTGCTGGTGTCGGTCTCGCGGATACCCTGCCCGTTGTACGGGCTGCCTGGTCGTGTGCCCGAGGTACAAGCGACCCAGCCCACCTTGGCGTCTAGGTTGTCGGCGTTGTTGTTGATGTCAGTGACAACGCTGACATTGTCAATGCCAGTGGCGTCTGGCTTATAGAGCGCCAACCTTGTGGTCGTAGTCCCTGGCATTGTTGCTCCTTACGAATATGAGAAGGTGAGCTTTATGTAGGCGAACTCAGCGCTGGCGATTCCGGCGTACACATTCGCTCCGGTCGGAGCGGGGCCAACAGCGATCCCCTTTGACACCCCTGATTTGAACTCATTGCCGATCGTCGTGCCTAGCTCGACGGAGCGCGTTGCCCCCTCCGGCCAACTGGGGCTCTGCACGCGGTTCTGGTTGACACGGGCATCGTCCCAGGTATCAGTGAAGGGTCCGTAGTCATGCGTCCCAAGCACAGCCGTGCCGCTGTTGCCATACCAGTTCCAGTAGTTCAGGGTGAGCTTGCAAGATAGCAGGGTCTTCCCAGCAAGATCCGACTGAATCCTGTTGTAGTCGAATCCAGCCAGTCCGGCGTACTGCGCGCCGTCCGACTGCCCGAGGTTGCCGCTGTCCGAGGACTGCCCAGCAGAGTTGTATGAGTACGCCCAGATTGCGTTGTACGTCAACGTGTTCCCGTACACCGGATCGATCGGCGTTCCGCTGCCATCATTGATGATCCCGGTATTCAGGAAGAGATCGAGTGGCCCCATGTCCTCGACCCAGAAGAACGAAGGTCCGGATGGTCCATCTAGCTTGCCGGTCCCGATTACCGCAAAGAAGGTCCAGAGGAGTCTGTGTAGCCCCACCGTGAAGTCCGACTTCAGCCAGGTGCCCGTGAGGGTTGAGTTGACACCGGCACTCTGTGTGGCCGGGAAAGCGTTGGTGCCGATAGAAGTGCTGGATACCGTGGGCTGCGACGCACCGCCGTCGCGGAGACGGAAGGTGTACCGCTCGTTAACCGCCGCGCTCGTGGAGTCCATGTCGCCGAAGCAGACCACGCGATACATCCGATTGGCCTCGGCAACGAACGCCAGCTCCATATACCCCAGCTCAACGTTCGGGGCAGAGTTTAGCACCAACACACTGCTCTGCCCCCATGCGATGATCCCTTTAGGACGTTTGTTGATAACGTCCGCGACAATGTCGACGCCACCGATGAAGGATCTGTCTACATAGGAGTCCTTGGCGACGACAACGCCCGTGGAGTCGATCCGGGCCAAGGTGTGCAGCCCGTCGCCGAACGCCACGAAGTCCCCGGAGGAGAGCGGGTCGGCGCTGATGGCAACCGTCTGTAGGCCAGCAGCGTTGTAAGCCTGGATCCCCAGAGAGTTGAGCTCAACGCGCTGGCCCATCGCTGCGGTTTTGATGGCCGCCGCAACGATCCAGTCTGAGGTGATCGTTCCGGCAGTAACCTTGCTGACCGAGAGGTCGCTCACGTGCTGATTGTCGATCAGCAGGATGCTGGCCTGCACAGCCGTGCTCGCTCCGGACTTGTTGCCCTGCCTGTCGACAGCGATGACCTTGACCCAGACGTCGGCAGTGTTCTCCAGCTGGAATGTTGCCACGACTGGGATCCGGCCGATCAGGTTGCTCTCGTTGGCAGGTATCCGCCCCACGAGGCTGGTGCTGTCAGGGAAGAAGAATGTGGAGCCTACATGCACCTCAAGGTGGTTAAGGTCCGGCTCCAGGTTGAACGTGCCGCCCGAGGACTTGCCGAGGAGGTGAACGACCTGGATCCCGAGCCGCGACGCGGCAACGGTAGGCGCAGCCGGGACGCTCGGAGCGAGCACGTCTCCCGTGGTCGTTATCGTCAGGATAGACGACCAGGCTCCGACATTGGGCGGGTTGGCGGTGTCGACGGCACGGATGCGGAACTCATACTCAACCGCAACAGATAGCTCCTGGATCAGTGCCACCGTCTGGTCGAACGGGACCATGACGGTGTTCCAGTTGTCGCCGGTGTTGGCGTCGTTGGAGAGCGGACGGCCCCACGTCTGCAACTGGTTCCAGTGAAACAGGCTCGCCTGGTTCCAGGTGATGGGATAGGAGTACGCCTGTGTGACACGGTACTGGATCTCATAGTGGTCTCCGTCGACGATGGTGGATGCGTCGACGTTGAGCGGCTGCGTCCATGTAAGCTGGACGGCCGCCTTGAGGTCATTGATCGCCGAGGACTGGTAGGCCGCTGTGGAGTACGCGCCGAACACGACCTGTGCTGGCACCGTCGCATCCGCCCCGGCGCTAGGAGCGTTGACGCGAACACCGATCGGCTCGCCTGCGATGCCGGTGAGGTTGCGGGAGAAGTCCCCCACCACAACCGTCGTGTCCCCGCCCTCCGGCTCATAGTAGCGCGACAGGTCCGTCCAGACGCCGTTCACGTCGCGGTAGGCGACCGTCCAGCCGGGCGGGATCGGGTAGCTCAGCTCAATACACCGGAGCGCGATCGGGTTGATTGGCTCGCCACGCCACGGGATCTCATTGGCGACGTCAAAAAAACCGCTTTCCTTGTCCCAGATGTACAGGTAGTCGCCTACCACGAGGTCGCCCTTGACGTCATAGGCGTCGGTCGACAGCGTGACGTTCGCTCGGGCGGCCTGGAACCGGTTCAGCTGCAGCTGCGCGCGGGCAGTCGCGTTCGTGGGGTCCGTCTCGGACTCCGAGACGAGACGGGTCAGCTTGACGGTGTTGTTGTGGATGTCCTTGTACGGCACCACAGCCGCGTTGGCCGCGCCGGTCGAGATCGAGACGCCTTCGCCCTCGGCGAGGACGACCACGCGGGTGGTGTAGTCCTCGACATCAGACGCCAGCCGCATCTGGCCGGGCAGCGCCCGCATCCCCATCTCCCTGCCATCCTGCCGACGGACAAGGAGCGTCTGCGGAACGGTCCGGTACAGCTGCGCGACTGTGCCGGCATCTAGCTTCCCGTCACCCGTCACCCGCCACTCGCCGGTGAACAGCGAGGTCACATAGTCCAGCGCGTCCCGAGGGCTCTGCCACTGGAACGTTTGCGTGATGGTCCCGGCAATCGCGTTGATAGTCCCGGCCGTCACGGAGCCGCTGGGCGGGAGGAGCGCCGCGACCGAGGCAGCGAACGTCTGGGCCGTCAGCACCACCGCCGTCTCGAATACATCCCCCTTGCCATCCTCATCGCCAAGCCAGAACGCCATCCCGCAGCCGCCGATGGTGTAGTCCTCGCTCAGGTCCCGGACCCTCAGCACGCCAACGTATCGAGCGACCGGCAGCGCCGCGTCGGTGAGACCCTCGGCGATGACCTCGCCCGGCCACATGGCAACGTGGCCGAAGTATGAGAGCGTGTCCAGCACAACCTGCGGGGTCTCCTTCTTGAGCCGGAGACCCCAGGAGCCCAGTGCCTGCTTGACTTCATTAACGCTCAACGTCTGACCCCTGCTTCTTTGGCGGACATCGTCCCTATGTACTGGTCCCTGATGTTAGTCGCCTGATCCCCGGAGATCGCTGCACCACCGTTGTATACAACGCCGATGTAGAAATCCAGCGACGTCACCGCCGTCTTCTGCACCCCTCCTCCGGCGACCGCAGTCACGCTGGCCTTGGAGGACCCTGCGATGTACCGATCGCCAAATCCATCGTCACCAGTCGCGACAACGTATCCCGAGGCCGTGTTGTCCGTCTGCGTCTCGCTGCTCTGGAGCGTGACCCCAAGCGTCGCCGAGGAGTCCGTCTGAACAAGCACCTCCACGAAGCGCGAGCCGCGCCGGAGCGTCAGATCCACGGTGTCCCGCCCCGGCGCGCGGTCCCGGACTAGCCGGAGCGTGACGGCCTCAACGTCGTTGCGGAGCACAGTCGCCGCACTGAAGGTGGAGAGCGCGATGCTAGCCCCGGCGCGCTGGACGTTCCAGGCCTTGCTGTCGTACGCTGCGCCGTTCCACACACCGATGCTCAGCAGGCCCGAGGCAGCCAGCGGGGACACCCGGACGATCCCGTTGTCAAGCACCCAGGTTGTGGTGGGGACGTTGATCCCGGAGGCCGCGCGAGCTATGCCCGCCGACACGAGCGTGACCCGCCCCAGGAGCGCCGAGGAGACCGGGCAGCCCCAGCGAGGGTTGATGCCGGAGGGCACGCTCAGGAACACGGTCATGTTCCCGTAGGCAGTCGGCCGGACGACCGTGCCGGAGGGCGGGGTGGTGCCGGTGTAGTAGGCATAGTGTCCGATCGGTGGCGCGTGCCAGCGCGTGCCGCCTAGCGCGAAGCCGTTGGCGCGGACAACGTGGCTGAACCGCGCCTCCACATCGATCGCCGCGTCAGGACCTTGGTATGTAAGATCCATCTGCCAGACCGCAGCCTGCGCCTCGCCCGCCCACCGCGTGTGTTCGACGCCGGAGTCTGTAACGATGTAATAACCATTGTTGCCGGACTTGCTGGAGAAGGAGATGGGAACGAACTTGTCCTTGAGCCCCAGGATGTCCTCGGCGACAGCCGCCACATCGGCCTCAGAGAGGAGCCGAGGAGAGCCGGGCCAGTACTCCGTACCACCAACCGTGATACTCCTGGTACCGATGGTCTCGTGCTGTCGGCGAGACACAAGGTGGGCCTCGGCAAGGAGTACCTTGCCAACCTGCATCTGTCCCCACGCGGTCACTTGTGCTCCCTCTCATACCGGTCAATCTCTTCGGCCAGCATAGCGATGATCTTCCGGGCAGCGCTCGGGTCGGTGAAGTCCCAGACTCCTCGGATGACTATCTGCTGGATGGTGGTCTGCTTGCTGGGCGCAGTCGGGACCATCGGTCCCGTGTTGCCGAAGCGAACGGCTCCGGCCGTAGCGGTCGTGAGCGCAGCCTCGACTACGTTGGGCTGAGACACAAGAGCGGTCACGTCCCCGAGCTTCTGGCGCAGCATCGGGATCACCTTGTCGATCCCTCGCAGCAAGCCCTCCATGATCCACTGGCCCGAGGGCGTGAGGATCTTCTTGTCCCGCTCCTCCGGACCCTTCCAGGATGGCAGGAGATTGGTGATGGAAGAAAGCTTGGAGGCGAGCGATCCGATCATCGAGGAGATGCCGTTGATCAGGCCCTGGATGATGCTCTTGCCAGCGTTCACCAGGAGGCCACCGAGGTTCCCCACCGCACTGAGGATCTTCCCAGGGATGCCCTTGACGAACGCAATCAGGCTGCCCGTCCCGCCCTCGGCGGCCTTCTTGAGGTCGTTGAAGAATCCCCGGATCTTGTCCACGAAAGCCTTGACGCCATTGGCGATCGAGACAATGTTAGCGATCGCACCCTTGACGATCCCGCTGATCGCGCTCCAGACGGATGACACGACCGACCGGACAGCGTTCATCACCGTCGTCACGACGGTCTTGACGATGTTCCATCCTGTGGAGACGACCGACGAGACGGCGCTTACAGCGCTGGAGACTGCTGAGCGGATCGTGTTCCAGATGGCCGAGAGGTACGGCGCGAGGAAGCCCATCACTGCCGTGATGATCGCCTTGATGGCGTTGAACGCAGGCCCCACCGTCGCCTTGACAGCCTCGACTCCGGCCATGAACACGGCCTTGATTAGCGTCCAGGCCACCTGGATGATCGCGGAGATCGCTGTCATCACCGTCGACACAACGGCCTTGATGGCGTTGAATACCGCCATCACCGGAGGGCCGATCGTCGCCCAGATCGCGCTCCAAGCCGTCGCTAGCGCCTGTGCTCCGGCCTTGATGGCGTTGAACACAAACTTGGCGGCCTCCCAGACCGCCATCAGCGGAACAATCACCACCGCCGCGAGGACGGTCCCAATTGTCTTCATGATGCCGAGGAAGGTCTGGAACGCTGACACAATCTGGGGGATGTGGGCGATCAGGAAGGAGATCGCGCTGATGAGGAGGCTGAAGACCGGGCCTGCGAGCTTGAGGACAATGGGGACTACGGTCCCGATGATCTTGCCCATGATCTCAAAGCTGGTCGCTAGCACACCAGCGATGAACTTGGCGATCTTCTCCAGCGTAGGCCGGGCAGTCTCGAAAGCGTCCTTGAGCTTGTTGAAGGCCGGAAGCGCGCGGGTCTCGATCCAGTTCTTGATAGCAGCGAACGCCGGACCGAGGTTGTCGATTGCCTTCTTGAGCCCTGACTGGATGATCGGGATGATCTGCGTCCGAACGAAGTCCACGAGGCGCTTGAATCCCTCGATCGCGGAGGCCACGACCGTCTTGATGAATCCAAACGCTGTCTGGACTGCGCTACGGAACGCTGCCGAGCGCTTCCAGAGTGCCGTGAAGGCTGCGATCAGAAGACCAACCGCAACCACTATCGCGCCGATGATGGCAGCAATCTTCACAGCCACAAGCGAGGCCGCGACTCCGGCGATGACCGCCCCCACCGCCGCTAGCGCTGCGATCACGCCGAGGAGCGCCGCAGCTGCGGCCGCGCCGAACGCGATAAGCTTCTGCCACTTCGGGTCCAGGCTGCTGAACTTGTTGGCTAGCATGGTGATGAACTCAGCAACCTTGCGGATCACCGGAAGGAACGCTGTGCCGATCACGATGGCCGCAGTCTCCAGCGACCCCTTCAGCTGCTCGATAGCTCCGGCAACGTTGTCGAGACGCTTGGCTGCCACGTCCTGGGCGGAGACCTTGCCCATGGCCGTAGCCATCTCGTCAAAGCCCTTCGCCCCCTCCTTGGTGAAGACGGCAGCTGCCCGGATCGCGTCGGATCCGAAGATGGTCTCAAGAGTCGCCAGCTGCTGCGCCTTGGTCTGGCCCTTGAGAGCGTCCTGGAGAATCTGGGAGACCTGACCAAAACTCTTCAGCTTTCCCTTGGCGTCAAAGAACTTGTTCGCTCCATCCTCGGTGATGATACCGAGGTCCTTCATCAACTCCTTCTGCTTCTGGGTGGCCGGGTTGAGGTTCAGGAGCATCGTCTTGAGCGAGGTACCGGCGTCGGAGCCCTTCACCCCGGCCTTGCCCATGAGCGCGATGGCGACCGAGAGGTCATCGAACGACAGGCCCACAAGGTTCGCCACCGCGCCGGACTGCGCCAGCGACATCCCGAAGTCGTGCACGTCGATCGCGGAGGAGTTGGCCGCGCCCGCGATGAGGTCAGCGACGTGCGCCATATCCTTGCCAGCAAGGTTGAACACGTTCATCGCGTTGGCCGCGATCGATGCGGCCTGCGGAAGGTCGATCCCGCCCGCAGCGGCTAGGTTGACCGTCGCGTCGGCTGCGCCGTTCAGCACTTCCTCGACGGTCAGGCCAGCCTTGACCAACTCCTCCATGGCCTGCGCGGACTCGCTGGCCGAGAATGCTGTGTCTGCTCCAAGCTGGAGTGCCTTCTGGCGAAGCTGGTCCATCTCCTTGGCGCTAGCGCCGGACACCGCGCCGATCGCAGAGATCTGCTTCTCAAAGTCGATGGCCTTGTTGACCGAGACGGCAAGCGCCGCCGTGATGAGCCCCGCCCCGGCTCCGGTGATAGCGGCAACCTTGGTGAACCCAGATGCCATCTTCTGGGCGCTGTTCTGGAAAGTCTGCAGGCCCTTCTGCGCCTTGCCAACACCAGCGCCGTCGTACTGGACCTCAATCTTTCCTCGGGCCGTTCCAAGGTTGTAATCGGCCACGGCTTACCCCTTCGGCGTGTTGAATCCTCCTCGGTCAAGCCACCTATGGAGGACCATGCTTCGGGCCATCGCCTGCCGCTTCTGGCTCTTGCCTTTCCCTGCTGTCTCTAGCTCATTGTCCAGCGACCGTCCGAAGAGGAACACCGCTCGATCGAGGAAATACGCCGTTGTCTCGTGCTCAACTGCCAGCAGCTGGCTCGGTCGCGTCCGGTACGCCTGGGCCATCTGCCACATCGCCCACAAAGTCCTCGGTTGACTGACGAAACGCCCGGTAATCCGCCGACCCGCCGATCGTCCAGTCCATGATGAACATCTTGTCATCGAGGTCCACGTCATCCGCGTACAGCAGTTCCGGATCGCGCGGCTCAGCCGGTAGCAACATCGTGTTGCCCGCCGCGTCGGTGACCTGTGTGGGCTTGGGGATCGGGTAGACCCTCGGCTCGACAACCGCTGCGATCACGATGGAGTCGATGAGGCCCATGGCCTCGTCCATCTTGTCGGCCACCCCAGCCATCTTGGCCGCGTCGGCGGCCGTGATCTTCCCGCTGATCTCAGTGATCCCGGTAGCCACCAGCGAGGTCAGCGTGTCCATGCTGTCGAGGATGCCGAGCTTGATGAGTCCTTGGACTCCGAGACGGCGCGCCCGGCAGACGTTGGGGTCGCCGTCATCATCGAGGCTTGGAAGTTCAAGATCAAAGACCTTGCCCTGACCGCCCATGCCGTACTTCTTCTTGTCCTTGCGAGGCTTGCTGACTGGCATCCTAGTGCTCCTTGTCAGAATGGTTTAGAACGGCCCGAAGATACCCACCGTTACGGTCGTGAGGGTACCCGTGGCCGTCAGGTTGACTCGGCCGTTCGCGTCACGGAACCGCGAGGAGTTGTCGATCCACGCGATCAGTTCCGTCGTGGCCGTCATGCCTGCTCCCTGGACCTGTGCGTCCGCGAAGCCTGCCACGGCCGTCGATCCAACAGGGACCTGAGTGCTCGGGTCGGTGACCTTGAAGGCACCCGCCCCGGTCGGTGTCACGCCACACTTGTAGTGCAGCATGTACCGCGCGTTGGGCTGCGCGGTGAAGAAGTCCGCTGCCGTCACCTGCGTGTACGTCGGTGCGACGCCAACCAGAGCTGGCTTCTGGACAAATGCCGTCATGTCTGTCATGTCGTCGCCTCCTTACGGGATAGCAGCAGCAGTTTCGTTCTGGACGAAGTCCCACACCCGGTCCAGTGCGGCCGGGAGAAGAGACTTCAGGCCGACGCCGGAGGCACCGGTCAGGAAGAATGACCCATCGGTGAGCTCACCGGTGAGGTTGTCGGTCGCCTTGGCGCGGTAGATGACGATGTGGAAGTCGCCACCGGAGTCGCTGATGGACTGGCCCTCAATCTTGAAGTAGGGCCGTACGTCCGTCACGAGCTTGCGGAGCGTCTTCACCTGGTTGGGGGTGGAGCCGGTGGTGCTGACCGTGCCGCCATACATCGCGGCCACGGCCTCAAACGAGACACCGCCACCCTCAAGTTCCCACTCGACCTGTGGGCCGCTGCCGTGCGTCGCCACGAGGCTGTCGTCACCCCGAAGCTCCTCAAACTCCTCGGCCTCGGCGAACGTCAGCGTGCGGGAGTTCGGCAGGTCGACCGAGGCACCCGCAAGCACCGTCGCAGTCGCGTCAGTGTAGGGGGTGATCTTGAGATCGCGCAGACCGAATGGCAGCGAAATCGTGTTCAGAGGCATTGTCCCTCCCTTCTAGATCCCTGAACCTCAGTGTATCCAACAGTTTTCCCTCGGTGTTGAAGCGGTGGAGGACCACCCGCCCCGGTCCGGCCCCGCAGAAGCGCGAGGAGCACTTGATCTCGATGATGGGCTCAGCCTCATCCTCGGCCAGTAGCTCTCCGTGCTTCTTGGAGTCGCACCGAAGCTCAATCCTCAACCTCGACAACCTCCAAGTCTTGTTCGTTCGTGAGGAAGCGAACCTGCTCCTCCTCCGTGAGGAAGCCCAGCGCGTCGAGCGGCTGAACCCAGTTGTTCCCCTTGTTCCAACGCAGGAACATGGGGACCTCACGCGGCTCCTCGCCCTCGGGCGGTGGGCCGATGAGACGGCGGAAGTCCATCGCTGTGAACTCCCGCTCATCGAACGGGTACAGGTGGCCCTTCCACACGATCTCTCTGCGTGTCTTCGGCGCGGCCTCGGGATCGCCCTCTGCCGTCACGTTGGCCTCGCCGTTGCGTGCCTTGCCTGTCATTACCATCCTCCCGTCGCCGCAATCCGGTACGCGCTGTTGCGGGTCCACGCCTTGTAGCCGTCATCGAACAGATCCGTGCTGTCGCCGTTCCAGTTCAGCCCAATGATCCAGCCCGGATTGATCGGAGTCCCGGCCAGTCCCAGCAGGACGCTGCGCGCCGCCCGGAGTATCCCTGTGATGGGAGTGTAGTTGCCAGCCCGGTTGTAGGCCCACAAGTTCATGTTCTCCACGCGAGCGTCGCTGTCGTTGCCCGGTCCTACCTCGGTTACGCCCCAACGCATCACAGCGAAAGTCTCTGCCTGGATGGTGTCGGTCCCGGCCGGATACAACGTATCCGTGGTGAGCCCGAGCGCGATCAGCGTGGGGTCGGACGTCAGCACGTCGTACACCCGGTCACGAAGGTTGGTGGTCATGCTCCACCCAACCTTCGGAAGATTCTGTTGAGCGTCCCCATGAGCTTCGGTCCCTGGTCGATCAGCGCCGGGACGATCACGGCGTACCGACCGGCGAACCGGACCTCAAGCCAGATGTTGTAAGGCATCCGGCCGAACAGATGGAGCGTGTGGCGCTTCCGCGCCTCGTGCTCGGTCACCGTCGAGAGACCCTGCCGCGCGTTACCAGTGCGGTCGGTCCACGGCGCGTTGTCCTTCATCCAGCCCTGTGCGATGGTCGCCTGCCGATCGAACGTGGTGGCCACAAACCCATCGAGCCGGTCATCCAGGACCTTGACGCCGTGCAGCAGTGGCGTCATGTCCATCTCGATGTTGAGGTTGGCTCCGTTACGACTCGCCACGGCGCACCACCTGTGCCCGGCGCTCATAGCCGTTGTCGGGCAGTAGCTCCGCGATCTCCCAGCGGAGCCCGTTCGCGTCAACCCAGGTGTCGTACAGCCCGATGGCCGCCTGGTAGCTGCCAAGCAGCTGGTACTCGACCCTCCGCTCAACCCCATCGGCAGTGTGTACGGAGCCCTGGACTGGGCCGCGCGTACTGCTCTGGTCGATCACCCGGAGGACCTGCGGAGCGCGTGGTGGTCCCTCGACCCACTGGAAGCCCGAGCCACGCTTGATGCGGCTCCTCGGGATCAGCGTGAGCGTGGTCGGGTTTGAGTCTATGAATGCCTGTGTGTTACGGCGCTGTAGCTCCAATTCTCCGGCCAGAAGGGTCATTGCCCTACCTCCGGAGCCGGGAGACGCGGGTGCCTCGCCCAGAGGCCAAGCTAGGGCTCTGCCCGCCGAACTGCGCTGCCATCCTTAGGAACTGCTCCTGGAGATCGCCCATCTTGCGGCTGGACCCGCCCTCGGAGATGTCCACGAGCGAGGAGGCGCTAGCGGCCTTGTTGGTCCAGACGTTGTACGCCACGAGGTCGAGATCACCCGAGGCCGCGTCGATCGCCGCGCCGAGGACAGCGTCCGTGTAGGGATCGGCGTTGAGCGGCTGGTCAATCTTCAGCCGCAGCAAGGCAATCTGGTCAGCGGTTGCCATGCCTCCTCCTCCCTAGGCGAGTCCCGGACGCGCGACGCCACCGCAGGCGACGTCGCGCGTCCGGGGGTCGGTCACTCGTCGGCTGGCTCGGCGTCGGCCAGTGACTCGTCGTGTGCCTCCAGGCGTGCGGCCAGTTCGGCCTTGGTCCCGGACGCGCTCATCTGCAGCGTCGGGTCCTGCTGGTTGCGCTTATCCACCTCGGCCAAGAGATCGGCCTTGCCCCACAGCGTGTAGTCGGGGGCCTCCTCGGCCTCATCCTCGTCCACGCCATTCTCCTCATCCAGTCGTGCGATGAGGTCCTCCCGCCCACGGTCGCTGAGGTACTTGCGATCCTCGCGCGTGAGCGGCTCATCCATCGGAATGTTCCGTGCCATCTTCGCCTCCTCCCCGTTACCAGACGAATGCGGCTGGAACCGCGTAGGCGGATGCGGACACGCGGACGATTGCCGCCGCGCCGCGCTGGGCCACACCCGATCCCAGACCCCGGATGAAGAAGGAGTCAATGAGCGGGTAGTTGGAGTTGTTGCCGGGACGGAGCACGAGACCCCGAAGCGCGGCATTCTCCGACTCGCGGAGACCGACGATGTTCAGGTTGCTGGACCGGCCCTGCGACGCTGCCGCGACGAAGTACCCGGCAGGGATCTGCGGGTCCTCCACGATCAGGTACGGCCCGTAGGAGCCGACCACCGACAGACCGGCGAACGTGTTCGCAGGCTGCGATCCCGCCGCGACCTCCCAGCCGACGGGCAGCTGGAAGCCAGTCCCCTGAGCCGGGATGAAGTCGTACACGGCCGTCTGCGCGTTGTTGTTCGCCACGCCGCGCCGGAACGTCTTGACAACGTCCGACTCCGCCTTGTTCATGAGGAGGATGACGGTGTACCCGTTCTGCCGGGTGAAACCGTGCTCCTCCACCAGGAACGCCGCGTCAGTCAGGTCCGTGCTGTCGATCGCTGCCGCACCGGTGTTGATGTAGTGCGTGTGCGAGCCAGGCGTGAACGTCAGGCCCTTGTAGGGCGGGATGTAGGAGCCGTCCGCGTTGTACAGCGCCGTGACCGTGTACGGCGTAGTGCCGATGGTCGCGGTCCTGTTGACGTTGTTGAACAGCGCCTTCATCACGAGGTCGAACTGGAGTGCGTTGTCGGCCTCCATCACCTGCTGGAGGATCGCGTCCAGCTGCTGCGTCGACGCGCCGCCAAGCTGGTTGGGGCCTCCGGCGAGGAACTGGAAGGTGTAGGACGCGCGGATGTCGTACCACTTGAACGGGAATGCCCGCTGGGTAACGACAGGCTGCGGCCGGATCGAGACCGGGATGCCGAACTCTGTGGCCTCCTCGAATCGCTCCGTACCCGGCTGGACGATGTCCTCGATGACGTTCGTGACACCGAAGGACAGGAGATCCGCGAGCGGAGTGCGCGCGCTGTTGAAGTCCTGCAGCGCCTGCTGGTAGCTGTCCCACACCGCGTTGAGATCCTGCCCATCCCGCGTACGGGTGAGGATGTCAGCACTGGTGGCGTAACCCTTAGCCATCTGTCATCCCTCCCTTACGTGGTAGACATGGGGCAGCGGACGATCATGCGTGTGGTGCTGACCATCTTGCCGATGATCTTGCTGGTCGCGGCCACAGCGTCAACGACGCCGACACCGCCAGCTGTTCCGTGCGCGTAGACGATGTCACCAGCGGCCCATGCGGTACCACCGGTCTTGGTCGCCTCCACGATCTCGCCATCAGTCATGACGTCGATCGGCTCTGCGGCCGACATCGGCCGGACCGCGATGATGACCCCGATGATGGCAGTCTCAGCGGCTCCGCCAATCACGACCTGTCCAGACGTGTTGATGCTCACCGCCTGGATCTTGCCGACGTCTGTGCTGGTGATGGCAGCCAGAAGCGGAGCGCGGAATCCGCCCACTCGTGGCTCATACTTGTCGTACCTAGACACCCTTCACCACCCTTCTCCTCCTAGCCTCCCAGGCGGGAGCGCAATGCCGGCAAACGCTTGGACATCTCGGACTTGTCAGGCTTCCCGGCCTGACCAGCCTTGCCCTGGTTCATCGGCGGAACACCCGTCTGTTGCTGACCGCCGTCCCCTTCGGACTTCGGCTTGAGCATCCACGGGTACTGCTTGGCCAGGCCTTCAATGATGGCCTTGAGCCCCACGACCTGGCCTTGATCGTCTATTTCAAGCTTGCTGATATCGACCATCCCGAGCGCGACAGCGGGGTCTTGCCAGTCGTACGTGTTGTCACTGAGGAATCCGTTTCGGACGCGCTCACGCCGCAGGTCCTGATCGGCCTGCGCGAGCTTCGCCTTGAACTCCTCGGCGTCACGCTTGAGCTTGTCCATCTCCGGGAGGTCCTTGTCACGGATCTCTCGCAGCTGTGTCTCCAACTGTGCTGCCCGCTGGTCTGCCGCGCGCGTCCTCGCCTGCTGGGCCGCCATCTCCTCAGCCGTGTGAACCGCTGTCGGAGTCGCCGGAGCGCCGCCCTGTGCGTCCGCTGTCTGGCCCTGCTGGCCGGTGGCACCGCTCTGTGTGCCCGCGCCGCTGGTGCTCGTATCCGCCCCTGCACCGGCGCTCTGTCCGGTGTCTCCAGCGCCGCTCTGTGCGCCGGGGTCGAGTGGTGCCGTCATCTTGCTGCCTCCGGATGATAGTTCCTCTGTACGCTGGAAGTCGAATCAGCTGGCAAGCCAATCCTCGAATGCCTTCCGTGCCTCCTCGGTTGGCCTCTGCCTGAACTGTAGTCCACCGTCCCCGGTAAACGGCTTACGGTGGTCCGCACCCTCAAGGCCAATAGCCATAGGGATTCCGGCAGGGAACGCATCGCACGTCCGGACAGTTCGCCCTCCGGGGTCGATCGCGGTGGCAGGCCTCGGCTCGCCCTGTAGGCGCTCACATGCCAGGCATTGCACTGGGCGTCGGCTTGTCATGGTCTTGTTGCCTCCTCGGCCATCCGCTGCATAACCCTGCCTATCTTGAGGATCCAGGGTCGCGGGCGACCTGATGTTGTGTACTCCGACCAGATCTCAGCGAACATCTCCGCCTGCGAGTGCGCGCCGTACTTGGAGACGCTGAACTCAATGACGGTCTTGTTCTGGGCCACCCAGGCATCGGCCTCGGTCCAAGTCAGCCCGATATCCCTGTGCCGTCCCTTGGTGATGACCGGCTTGCGCAGCCCAAGCTCCTTCGCCACCACACTGAAGATGCGCTCGGCTTGGTCAACCGTGTAGTTCCCGAATCCATCGTTGAACCGGAAGTTGACGTGGTGGCCATACTCGTGTGCCACCGTCGCCTCTAGCCCCGGCCGGTCGGAGTGCGAGTGCCATCCAGAGCCGTGGTCTTTCCGCGACAGCGCCGTCATCCTGTCCAGGTCATCGAAGTGCCCAGGACTGATGCTGATGTCGCGCTCTGCCAACCGGTAGTAGGCGAGCGTGTTCTCTCCCTGGGAGTTGATGAACTCCCTGCCATACATCGTGGAGGAGCCCTCACCACGGACTCTGTTCAGCTTCATCATCGTATACGGCGTCTTGGTGGCCTGCGTCCGTAGCTCGCGCCCCGCTGCGGTCCGGGCCTTGCCGGATGCCATCAGGTTTATGGTCTTGGCGTGCTCCTTGGCCGTCCGTACGGTCTGCGCGCGGATCTGTGCGGGTGTTGGACCGAGGAGCCGGAGCGGAGCGGATGCGGTGACCCGCCCAGCGCCGGGCAGGCTCGGGCCGATCCTCTGACCGGGCAACGCGCCGTGACCACCGAGGTAATTGTCATACTTCCCAGCAAATAGCCCATCGATGAACGCGTCATCGTCAACGACTACAGGGGTTGCGTAGCACAGGCACTGCGGGTGCGGCTTGCGGGGTACGTCCCGGACCGGGAACACTCCAGGCCCCATCTTGAACTGGTCGTCGTGAGCGAGGGTGTCGCAGTCGTCTGCCTTTGGGTGGGAGCGCGAGAGGTTCCAGCGCATCCCGAGCACCCAGGGCTTGTCAGCGGCCTCAACCGACATAGCGTGGAACGCATTGTTGATCTCGGTCCGCGCCAGTCGCATCGCCGCGTACCGCATCCCGCCCGGCGTGCTGGGGTCAAAGAAGTTCAAAGCCTCCGCCGCGAACTCCCGCGCGCTCAAGCCCCGTGCCAGAGCGCTGTTGATCATCCGGTCGATCTGCCCGCCCGTCCGGACCGTGTTGTTATAGATCCTCTGGCTGAGCGGGATCGAGGACTGCGTGATGCGCGCCGTCGCCACGTCGATCGTCCTGAGTAGACTCTGCTCAAGGCTGTCCGCGAGAGCCTTAGCTGTCGCCGAGTCGCCCACCATCCCGAACAACGCCGCGTCGAGCCGCGCGCTGAGATGGTCGGCGGCCAGAGCGGCTCGCGCGCGGCCCTGACTGATGACATCGCCGATCCGGCCGAACACCTTGACCTGCTGCCGAAGCATCTCCTTGCGGATCTCCCGCAGCTGGCTGACCCGCACGAAGTCGCTGATGCTTCCCTTGCTACGCGCCAGGATGCGCTTGATCTGAGCGTCCAGATCCTTCTGTGCCTCTAGCAGGACGCCCAGCAGCTGATGGTCAGCAAGCTTCTGGACCCCCGCATAGGCGCGGATCCACTCTTGCGGGTCAGGAGCCGTAGCTGGCATTACGCCTCCGGAGGCGCGGCCTCGGTGTCGAGCCGTCCGCCAACCACGTCAAGGGCAGCAGCCTGCTCGTCAAGGATCTGCTGGAGCATATCGTCCGGGAAGTTGAGCCCCAGCGTCTTGGCGAGGTAGCTCAGCGCCCACTCCCGAGACACCAGCCCTGCCTGGACTAGCGCCGTAACCTCGGCCACTACCTCCTTGCGGTTCAACGGGAGCATCGGCCCGAAGGAGGACACCGCCTCCAGCCGCTCATCCGGCGTCAGCCCCTCATACGCTGGGATCCAACCGTGGATGAGGTCATGCATGAACTGGTCGAGCTTGCCGCCTAGCTCGGTCTGCTTTTCGCTGTTCTTGGAGGTCAGTGGAGCGAACCGGATGGCCAGCGCGATCCCGGACTCAGCAGCTGTGACCTCAATCGTCCCAACCGCTACCTCAGGCGTGCCAGTCGTCTCCAGCGCCGCGCTCCGCAGCGCGCCGTAGTGCCCGAGTCCAGGCTCCACCGTCGTAACGCCTTCAACCCGACCGAACTTCTTGCCATCCTGTAGCTCGACCATCCCGGCCGGACTGATAACCCAGTCCTGCGTCACCCCGTTAGCGTCAACAGGAGGCGCACTGTCGGTCCAGTAGACGCCCAGGCTCTGCAACGCTAGCGCGAGGTCCTGGTCACTCATCGTGGTCGTCATGCCGCCGAGGACTGTCTCAACGCCCTGGATCTCCGACACGCCGAACACGCCCGGTGCGCCGCCGCGCCGATTGCGGAAGTGATACACGGGGATCGCTGTGATCTGGCTCGGCAGTGGCATCCCGGCCATGAGGAGTTGGTTGCCGGGTGTGTCTAGGCGCGTCGGTACCTCCGCACCCTCCAGATCCTCCTCGGTCAGCGGGTAGCGGTCATCCCACTTGGCGAGGGCATAGAAGCCCATCTGCACCGCGACAGTCCCGATCGGCGAGCCGAACGCAGCCGCGTCCTCCTCATCCATCACGCGCCGGTACATGAGTCGCTGGGCGATCTGCGTCGTGCCATCGTCAGCGAGGACGATGTTCACGATGTAGCAGCCGATCACGCGCTCTTCATCAACCGGGTCAACAATCGGGAAGTACTGCGCCGGATCTAGCTCGGTGATCCGGATGCGGGTGCCCTCGGCCTTGAGCGGGTCGGCGGTCACATGGATCATGCCGTCGCCGCGTGCGAGCGTCCATCGCTTGACCGAGCCGAACTTGGACAGGAACTCCTCACGCCGGAACAGCGCGTCCACGAAGCTCTGCGTCACTAGCCGCTGCGCGTCCTCTGCTGGCTCTCCGGTGTCGCTCATGATCCAGGTCCAGGCGAGGTCCCGAGCGAGGTAGGAGTTGGTGGACTCGATGATGGTGCGGGCGCCAGGGATGTACCTCCGGCTAATCTCATCCCCATCGTCCCGGAGGAGCGCCTGGAACGCCGAGGGTGCGTTGTTGTAGATGTCTGTGTATGCCCAGTAGGCCTGCACACGCTGCTGGTCGTCCACCTGCTTGGTGTTGACGAACGTCGGCGGTGCGCCTCCCAGTGCAACCGCAGTCGCGTATGGGGATTCCGCAACCATTACTTCCTCCTACTCGTGACATTCGTGCGGTTGCTCTGCGCGGGCACGCGGAACGGGTTACCGAACAGTCCTGAGAGGAGCCGTCCCAGTGCCTCAGGGCAGTGGTTGTCCTTGGACATCGGCTCCTCAGGCGCTGCCCGCCCCCGGTCGCCTGCCTTCTGCGAGTCCGGATAGCGCCATTCGTTGAACTCGCGGATCGTGTTGACGCACTTGCGGCTGATGGTGAGGCCAGGCTTGCGCTCAGGGTGGCCCAAGTCTAGGTGCTCCGGGGTCATCTTGAGGAATCGGCGCATCCACTCGATCCGCCCCTGCAGCAGGATCGACCCCCCACGGTAGGCCGGAACCTGGAGCGCCTCCGAGATGGCGCGCGTACGGTCCGGCTCCGCTGGGTCCGGATAGAACATCCGCGTCTGGGCGGGACACAGGCCGCGCGAGCGGATGTCCTTGATGGCCTCCTCGGTCGTCACGCCGGTCTTGTAATACTCATCCAGGATGTGAATGCGCTTGCGGTCCGGCGAGACCTGTACCAGCAGCCAGGCGAACGGGTTGGTGAAGCCGTAGTCCACCGCCGCGTAGGTCGCCCACGCAGAGTTGAAGTCGTGGTCGGTGACGTGTAGCTCTTCATCGAAGTCCTTGAGCACGCGCCCAACGAACTCTGTGAACTGCGCGGCCTCCTCCTGGTTGAACATCTCCATGCTCATGTCGAGGAACAGCGCCCAGATCTCTGGGTGGATACCGGTCGGTGCGGCCGCGCCGTGCGTCGCGCTGAAGAGCATCTTGAGCGTCGGTATCAGCCGGTCCATCCGGCCGTACCGGCGCGCCTCCGTCAGCCGCGACAGCAACTCCTCATCGACTCCTCCGGGGAACAGGTGCGGGTTCACCCAGGCTGGGGCGCGCCAACTCTGCCAGTCGGTCCGCTGTGGGTCCAGTCCGGCCATGTACAGGTCATAGAACCAGTTCTTGCCCTCGGGGGTGGAGAGGAATGCCGTCCAGCCGGTAAAGTCCGCTAGCGTTGGACGTAGGTACTTGATCCACACACTCGGCTTGAGCTTGGCGGCCTCGGAGAAGATAGCTCCACTCAGGCCCTCGCCAACCAGCGTCCCCGGATACTTCGCGCTCTTGGCATGCACGATGAATCGCCGGTCGAACAGGCTGGCAACCATCTCGCCGGACTCTGGGTTGTAGTAGCTCCCAGGATGGTCGAGCCGCATCCCGATCCGGGTGATGGAGTCCCAGAAGACACGGAACTCCTTCTCAGAGTCGCTGTACTCAGGCCCGACAATCCAGTACTCCCGGCGCTTCCCTTCGCGCTTGAGATCATCCAGCTCATACCATGCGCGATACGCCTCCGGCACCAGTAAATGCCCACCAGTCTGGCTCTTGCCAGCGCGCCGCCCGAACGCCACGACCTTGTTGCGCGCTCGGCTCGTGATGACCTCGCGCTGGAGCGGGTACGGCTGCCAGTTCGTACGATCCCATGTCATCTTGTGGATCTGCAACGGGATCGGTGGCGTCCGCCACATAGTCGGTGTCGTCATGCAGGCTCCCCGGCTGGCGGGGCCACGTCAAACGTGAAGGGGCGCTCAAAGCTGCTGCCAACTGAGGTGATTCCGAACCCAAAACGTATCTGTGACGCCGCAACCCTGGTCTCCTCGATCAGCCCCAACGCTCGGGCTGCCAGGTCCTCCATCGTGTCCTCGGTCGCGTCGCTCTCGACCTCAACAATGTGACCGGCGATCTCAAGATGGACCTTGCGCATTGGGCTCCTCGGTGTCGGCGTACTCACCCTCAAAGAGCTTGCGGAGCCCTTCCTGCCATCCAGGCATCGAGACGTCAACCTCAAAGCCGCCCTTGATACCCGCCCGGTCTAGCAGGCTGTTGCACGCCGCAATCACGTCCTTCTCCGGCGTCATGGGGTTGAAGGCTATGGCCAGCAGCCGGGCCGCTACGGCGTCGCTCGCTCCGGCGATCCGCATACGCGCGGCCTGCCGTACCGCTGGGTTGTAACCGCCATGCGTGACGCAGACCTCGGCTCCGGGGATCGAGGCGCGGAGGCAGGGGCGGGTGAGAGCGTCGTTGTCCGCGTCGACCACATAGCGCCCCTCCTTGTCGCGGAGGTAGCTCCGGGCCTTACAGGGGTTTGCCATCCTGGAGACGAACTCGCCTGCCTCGTCCAGGTCCTCCTGCAGCCCGTTCCAGCGCCACTGCGCGCCGAACGGTACGTTGGTCTCTTCGTCGCCGATGCGCTCGATGTCTTCCCAGTGCGCCATCAGCCATTCGAGGTCTGCCTTGGTATTGCCGCGAGAGGCCGTGGGGACCTTGACATCTGTCCGCCCATCGTCCCCTCGCGGCATACCGCGCTTGGTGCTTACGCCCTTCTGTCCACCTGCCATGAGGAGGAGTGTAGCTGGCTACTCCCAGATCTCCGTGTCGTACCACGCCATCCAGCCATCGTCGGCCCGGACGATCCCCATAACATGGAGGAGCGCGAACAGTCGGTGCTGGCTGATGTGGGCGCTCTCAAACAGCACCGTCTCGGGCACCGGCGTCTCGTTAGCCTCTTCCAGGTCCTCGCCCATAACCAGTGCAACTCGCACGCTGACCCAGTTGCCGAGGTCGCGCACCGTCACGTGCGTCTCGCGGTCCGAGGCCTGGTACACGAACTCGCGGTCATCCCGCAGAACGTCGTCAATCTCCAGGCGCTGTTGGTGTTTATCCGCCCAGCCCGACGACAGGAGCTTGGCCCACAAGGCTTCCATCTCCGGCGTCTTGAGGATCGGGGTGAACGGGTCCGGCGCGCCGGACGTGCCGTGTACGGTCATCAGGCGCTCCATGGTCGCGGGGCAGGGGTCCTGCCTGGGGTATACATTGGTGTTCCTGGGTACGGCGTCGGCGCGCGACCCGTGACACGGCCGCCCATCCTCGCCACGTTCTTGTTCAGGTCATCAATCTCCCGTCGCTGCCGGGTTACCTCGGCCACAAGCCAGTCCACTGTGGGGTCGGAACGTTGGGCCTGGCCGGGTTGTACGTAGTCCGGTTGGCCCGGCACAGGCTCGGTGAAGAATCCATTGTCAGCCAACAGCGTCTGGTCTTGCTGGTCGCCCTCCCAGACGATGTGCACGATGAAAAATCCCTCCGTGTCGGTCGCGCTGGCGTACTGCTTCCACCAACCGTCGTACCGCCAGCCGTTCTTGCTGCCCTGAGCCTTGAGGCTGGCGATGTACTCCTCGGCCTGCGCCTGCGTCTTGAACTGCTCGAAATGCTCTCGCGTCCTGCTCACCCCGGACTCCCTGCTGCTTGCGTAGGCGCTGCCTCGGCCGGATCGTTGAGCCGGGCCTCGACCTCGGCCAGCAGCGCCACCAGTCCTCGCGTGTCGTCGTACGGCCCTGCGTAGTCCACAGTGATCAGCTGTGTGATCAGAACGTGGAACTTGTTGAGGGTGTCGACCCGCCCAGCGAGGACTCCAGCCTGCCACGCCGCGTCGTGAACAGCATCCACCTGCTCCTTGGCGTACCTCACTGTGTCACTCATAGCCCGATCCTCTCCCGAGCGCCACGACTGCGGCGAGTGCAGACGCAGAGACACCCCGCCGGATCGGTGGCGGGGTGTCTCTGGCCCGGGTAGGCGGAATTCAGACCTTGGCGGAGTCGGCGTCGTCCTCGGTGCCGCTCTCCACAGTGTCGCCGTCAGGCGAGGTTCTGAGCTTGTGCATGCGATCTCCCGTCATCGATGGTTCCCCGGTCCGGAGGATCGTACCGCGCGACGCGACCCCCGACACGGGGGCACCGGGGGTCGCGTCTGGGGAGTGAGATTTTGTTGCGGCTTGGATCCTGTGAGGAGGAGTGGCTACCGCATCCAGTCTCCCATCGTCGGCCCTGTGCCTGACGGTACGCCCAAGGAGGCCGTGCCGCTACCGCCCGTGCCCGGCGTGGATCCATTGACGGTCCACAATCCTGCACTCGTCGCCCGGAACAATGGGACGTTCGCAGTACTCACACCAGTCCTCGAATGCGACCACGACAATCTGATCAGGCGGCATGTTCTCGTGCAGCTGATCGCTTGGCACGCTCTCCATCGGCTACCTCCTGGTTGAACTCCTCGGTGATGTCCTCGCCGGATAGCTCGACGCACTTGCGGTGGTTGTGCCGCCGTACGACCCGTACCAACTCCTGATTGATGAAGTGGGCGAGCGGGTACGGCTTACACCAGCGGCATCTGGTCTTCTGCATGGACTTCGCCCTTCTTGAGGTAGATCAGGCCGCTGGCGTCGCTTCCATCCTCGGCCGGATACGTGAAGCTGATGGCGAACTCATCCGCCGCGCTCCACTTGATCCGCCCTCGGTGCTCGCCTAGGGACTTGGGGAGGAGGACGCGATCTCCCGGATTCAATGACATGCTGACCTGACTTCCTGCACCGTGTGCCATACGTACCATCCGGCGAGGATCGTTACAACGATGCTCAGCGCGAGGACGGTAACCGCGAACCAGGGGCTGGGCCTGCGCCAACTCATCAGACGATCGTCCGGAAGTTCAGCGGGATCTCCAGATGGTTGATGACGATCCCAGGCTCAGGCACAACAGTCTGGGCCTCGCGTAGCTCCTCGCCCTCCCAGAACCAGACGTTGACGCTCTGCCCGATCTCCATCCATTGCAACATGACTTCGTCTCGGTTGCCCTTGTACGTCACCGAACACTTCCGGAGCTTCACCAGCGCGCCGAACGGTGCCCTCACCCGACCAGCCGACAACTCCACATCGCTATCCGCGTCCGCCAGATCCTTCACGGCCACTACGTAGGCCTGCTGCGCGCTCATCCCGTTTCCCTTCCTCGGAAGCGCCTAGCCTCGCGCGTCCGGAGGCGCTGCCGCTAGCCAGCAGCTGTCCGACTGGCCTCAACATAGTGGTGAACGCCTTACAGACGATGGCGACCGAGACGTTGTCGTTGTCAGGAACGCTTGCCACCATGCCGGACCTCTCGCGTCTCGTTGAACTCCATCTTGGACTCGACAGCCGCGTCGATGTCGACCCCATACGCCCCACAGATGTCGAGCACGCGGATGATGATGTCGGCTAGCTCGCTGGGAATTCCGATCGGCTTGGTGTACCAGCCCTCATCCCGCAACGCCTCCCGGTCCAGGGCTCTGTTGAGGTCTATGAACTGCTTGTGGCCGTCCGGGAACCGCAACCTCATCTCCTGGCCATGCGCCTCCAGATTCGCGGTAGGGGCCTCTGGCGTCCGGGAGGTCACCTGCCAGCGCGGCTTGTCGACCTCATAGCCGTTGCGCCAGTCCTCCAGGGCCTCGGCGCACTCGCTCACCACGAGCATCAGTAGCTCCGCGAAGGAGCGCTGGTCTAGTGCCCAAACGCCAATGCCTGCACCGTTGACGGTGACCTCTTCGCCCTCGCGCCCGTCCCACCAGCCCTTAGCGCGCGCCGTCTCGTGTACCGCGTCGCGTAGCTCATTCAGGCTCATTGATCCTGATCCCTTTCCAGGTCTCATCGAGGACGGGCAGCTTGGCCGCGTCCTCTTCCTGCACGAATGTGATGCGCCGCATCGTGAGCGGAGCGAGGTCCTGCAGCATTTGCACCGGGATCGCCACGGCCTTCTGTGTACTGGTGGCTTCGTCGGCGGTGAGCGCTGGCACCATCCACTCAGTCCCATCCGGCTCCATGAGTACCAACAGTATCCTCATGGGTGCCTCCCGTCCTGACCGCCATCGATGAAACCAGCCGCATATCCCGCCGCGTAACCGCGTCTTGGCGGCTCCGCCGGAGAGGTCTGGTTGAAGTGGATGTTGACCGGCTCCGAGGACGCGCCGCGTAGGAAGCGAAGCATCGCCAGCGCTCCCTGGCACATCTCCTCGCTCGGCACCAGCGAGTCCTCCGGTATGGGCTTGACGGCCTCGGCCCTGAGGGCCGCACAGCGCAGGATGACCGGTCCGGAGGTCTCGGTGAGTACCAGCGCGACGCCGCGTGAGATGTACAGGCCTACTTCGCCGTTTGGTAGCGTCCGCACCCGTTGCCCGAACTCCATACTCATGCCTGGTCCTCCAGCTGACGATGGGGATCGAGGACACCGGTCTGCTTGGTGTCCCGCTGAAGCAGCATCATCGATAGGTTGTCGAGGACGCCCAACAGATGATCCGCGATCATCCAGTCCATCGTCCTAAGTCGACCGTCATAGTTGAACCGGTTGAGGAGCTGAGCAAGGTGCGACCTGAAGTTCAGGGCAGGGTCGAACCTCTGCTGCTCCATCTTCTCCTGCTCCTCCATCTTCTCCTTGCGCCAGCGCTCCTGCTCTGCCTCCTCATAGGCGCGGACCAGCTGCCTGACCTCGCAGGGCCAAGGATCGGTGCACTGGACACAGATCACGTACGACTTCAGGCTGGTGGACAGACGCTCCTCCGGCCTGTGGTTGCTGCGTAGCACTTCCCGCACGTCGATGTCGTCAAGATGGGCGGTGACCCACGTTCGGTAGTCCGTATCACTCATCCGTCGAGCCTCCCCGCCCCGGCGTGCCTGCCGCTAGCGACGGAGAGTGAGAGCCAGGACAACAGACAGCACGATCCCTATGATGGTCATCGATGCCGTCTGCACGAACCGGTTGTCAGTCTTACCCTCCACGCGCGCCTCAGTGCGTGCTGTCATTGTGGTGATGGCCTGTGCCAACGCAGTCTCCAGCTTTCCCTGCCGGTCCTTGAGGTCCGAGACCTGACCCTGTAGCGCCAGGTTCTCTGCCCTGGAGGTAGCGGCCTGCTGATCGAGGAGCTTCTGGAATGCGACCTCCTGCTTGTTGGAGGCCGTGGCGTTGGCGAGGTTCTGCTGCGCCACGCTGGCGCTGGCTGCTGACATAGCCGCGTCGAGCGAGGTCTTGGCCTCAGTCGCGGCCTGCTTGACGCGCTCATCCCGCTCCGCGAGCTTTGCCTCAAGGCCAACAATCTTCTCGGTGGCGACATCGGCCACGTGCGAGATCCGCTCCAGACAGTACTCCCGGAGAGCTGCCATCTGACGCTCGACGTCAGCTGCCGCCTTGGTTCGCTCTGCCTCGGCACGGTCCGCGTTCTGCTCAACCTTGGTGGCGTTGAGCGCAGTAGCCTTCTCCATTCCTGATAGCCGGGTGTCGACGTACTCCCGGAAGTGCCCGACAGCGCGGTCTACCGCCTGTTGGGTGAGGATGGTGGGGTCCGGAACCGGTACCCAGTCTTTCCTGAAATCTCTTCCCACAGTCGCGTAGTCCGGCTCCGCCTCCCGTAACCCCTCTGCTGTCATGTACCACCCTCCCTAACAAGGAACCCAATCTCTAGACCAGTCTCCTCGGTGACGCACGTACCGGCCTCGGGGAACCACCAGGAGTAGGGCACGTTACACGCGGAGCCGAACTCGTGGAACTCCTTGACCTTCGCCCATCCCAGCGCCCGCCCCAGGTGAGCCTCGCACGCCTGCGTCATGTTGTTGGTGTCCTCATACCAGATGTGCCACACCGCGTCCTTCCAGCACTGGTTCGCCGGATCGACGTTGTCCGGCCAGCCCTCCATGAAGAGGCACAGCGTGGTGTCCTCGCAGCTGAGGTTGGAATCACCCTCCACTTCGTGCCGCCCAGTTGATCTCCACCTCGGGAGGCTCGGGCCGCCTCTCGCCTGCCCTCGGGGGACGGGACGTCACAGCGTAGATCGGCTCTCCTCCATGGTCCGTCCCGATCCTCTGGCCGTTGGTAAGGAACAGGTTGCCCGTTGAGTACCCATCCGGGCATCCAAGGCAGTGATCAATCGAATGCCGCCCATGCTCGCACCTGTCGAGGTCGCTGAGGCTACTCATTCAGCGCTCTCCGCGTAGTCAGCCGCGATAGCCTGGCGTACATGCATCGGCGGATCGAGATTGTCGTTGTGGGCGTCCACCACGTCCTGGGCTATGTCCTTGGTCTCCATCAAGCCGAGGAACACATCGCAGTTGCCCTCGGTGCCGTCCTCCCGCTCTCCGTCGCCAAGCACAGCCCAGATTGTCCGGCCATGCTTCGATCCCACGCGCCAGACGCAGTCAGCGTAGTCACCCACGGGACTTCACCGCCTCGACCTCTGCTCGGTGTACCGCCTCAGCGAGCGTCATCGACTCCGCATCCTCCTTGTCGTACTTCGCCGCAAACCCAACGTGCGGCGTATGCGGCATACGGTGCCCAGGCTTCCGCTCGCAGCGGAACGTCACTGTGTGGTTCAGCCGCGCCTCAAAATGCGGCACCTCGACCTCCATCGTCTCACCGCAGGCTTCGCTCATCGATTCGTCCTCGGCATCGCGTCAACGTCAGCCGTCTCCGGCGTTGAAGTCGCGTCGGTCGGGTTGGTTGCATAGATCTCCCACAGTTGCTCTTCAGGCCGCAGATCACGGTCCATCCTACGTTGTGCATCTATCATTGTGCCATCGTCCGCACCAATAAACTCAGTGTGGTCAGATGGCACCTTCTTGTACGCCATTACATCCTCCAATCGTGGCGGGCCCATATTAGGTCGCCGAACAGCTGTGCCTATAGGGGACACACGAACGTATTATCTACTCATAAGTAAGTACTGAATAGTCCGTTTGCGTAAGAGCCTCTTAACTATTACCTATTAATTAAAAAGAAGTAAGTTATTAGGCCCGGAACCCACGTTTTCGCAGGCCAATGCCCGGTCCCATAGTGGTTTCATATTGGGCCCGGATTGGTACCCTTGGGCCCGGTGCAAAGCGATTGTCCCGGGCCCATTACGGGCCCATATCTGAAGGGTCGACCGGCGTCCCGCCGACCCGCAGCGACCATCCATTGCGGAGCTTCAGCCCAACCCTCACCCATATCTTCTCCCGACCGTCCTCAGAGGACTCCCCCACGCGGAGCCGTACCCGGTCCAGCCCTCGCTTGCTCAGCTGTCGGCCGAACATCTGCGCCGTCTCGGGACGACTGCCGTTGTCTGTGCACCACTCCTTGTACGCCTGGTAGATATCCGCAGCGCGTACCGCAGCCTCGGCCTCGGTTACACAGGCCTCCTTGAGGAATCCGTCCAGGTCCGATAGCTCCTCGCGGGTCTGTAGAGTGGCCTCAACGATCGCCGCAGGCACGTCCAGGAGCTTCTCCTGGCAGTACATCCTCCAGCCCTCCACGAGCCAGGAGAGGATGGCAGAGGCGCACGCCTCAGAGGCCAGCTGGTCCGGCAGCGTCACGTCCTCCTCAGAAGGGTCAAGAGTCCCGTCCATTCGGATCGTGTAGAGACGCCGGTATAGCGCCAGGTCTGCCCCGTTGATCGTGGGCGGATCGTTGGAGACGATCCATGGCGTGAACGATGGCTTAGCCACCACCATCTCGTTGGCGAAGTTCAGTCGCGCCGAGAGGGTGTCGCCGCCGGTGATCCGCTTGATCTCATCCGCGTGCAGGAACCAGTCTGACGATGCCTCGCTGGCGACAATGAAGCGTCGCCTCAGTAGCCGCACCAGTTGTACGTTCGCCCCCTGATCCTTGGTAGCGCGGAACAGCGACAAGTTGAACGGCGCGGCGTAGTCCCCCAGGACGTACTCCACGGCCTCTGCGAGAGTGGTCTTGCCCGAGGAGGTCTTGCCCTGTATGAGAAACAGCAGCCGCGCCGAGTTACGCCCGTACATGGAGTAGCCCATTGCCTTCTGTAGCCAGTGCCGGGTAGGCGCGTCCGGGACCAGGCGTGTGATGAACTTGTCCCATAGCTCCGAGGTCGCACCCTCTACATAGGACGCTGCGGTCACGAGCGTGATACGGTCCTCGCGCTCGACTGGGCGGAAGGAGGCCCCATCAGCCTCCAGCTCCAGCACCCCGTTCGGGCACAGCAGCCGCGCCGGATTCGCGTCTAGCTCCTGGGCCTCCCAGGTCATCCCGCGCATCGACCTAGCCAGGTCCACCATCGCCTTGAGCCGTCCGGCGTTGCCCGAGGAGCGGATCCAGGCGATGAACGCCGCACGCGCCTTGGGCTCCTCGATGAACTCTGCTTCGCGCTCCATGCTACGCACCATTTCAAAGGCCCACCGCTGAACCTGGCCGGAGCGGTCCAGCACCCAGCGCCCCCGCTCCCAGATGTGCCATCCTCCGAGGCCATCGACGTAGCGGATGTCGTCGCCTACCCAGTTCACGAGCCGCTGCGCGTTCCCGATGTCATCGCGTGCGTAGTCGAACGCTCCCGACCCAGTGCGCGCCGCCCGGGTAGGGCTCCACTCCGACGTCAACAGCTCACAGGGGTCATCCTCGGCCACGTCCCCCTCGGCGGAGACCTTCTGGACTCCCCGGATGAGCATCCGTGCCCACTCGCCACGCGCCTGTCGCTCACCACGCCGCCCCTTGACTGCCTCCAGGAACGTGTTGCGGAGCTTCCCCAGTCCCGAGAGGACTCCCCCGTGTCCGGCAGCCGCATCGCCGATCAGGGCCCACGCCCCGTTACGTGCTACGTCGTGCGCGCCGCCGTCATCTCCAGCCTCCCGTACCTGCCGCTGGTACTGGGCGAGCGTCCGCGACATCACGGCACAGGCCTCGCCGGAGCCCCGGTCCGCGAGCCAGGCGCGGATGTCGTCCTGGGATAGCTCCTCGGTCGCCCGAGCCGCCCAGGTCTTCCCGGAGGTCAACCCCTCCACCCATGAGGATGGCAACTCAGGTAGATCGGAGGGCTCCGGGACCTCGTCAGCGACCCACTGGCCGTCCGGCCGTCCCCAGACGTACTGCGCGCCGTTCGGATGCATCGAGGGGCACACGACGGCATAGCGATGGTCCCAGCGGATCAGGTCCACTCCGCCACCGTGGAACTTCCGCAGGCTCTCTGGCCACGAGAGCCCTTCGGGGACGCGGTACAGCCGGATACCGCTACCCGTACCCGGTCGGGACGTAGCGACCCACGTAGCGGGCAGCGCGCCCCATGCCTTCTCCGCCGCAGCGAGCGTCTTGCTCCCCGCCCGGTCGTCATAGGCGTCCACGTCGATCCCCAGCACGCCACGAGGTAGCCGGAGGGCAACGTTGCCGCACGGGAACGACACCTTGCCGTCGCCAACCTGATACCGGGCGCGAGGCTTCGCCCACTCACGGGACTGGATGTCCCCTACCCAGACGCCATCGGCTCCTGTGTAACCGTCTGGGGGCGGGTGCTTGTCGCCGGTAGGCAGAGGGATAGGGCTCCAACCAAAGCCAGCGTAGTCAACAGCTGCCAGTTGGTACGGGGTCATACGGCGTCCTCTAGCTCATCGAGGTACTTGTCCAGCGCCTCACGCATGATGCCGCTCATCGGGACGCCGTACCGTCTCGATGCCCGGCGTAACCGCTCCTTTGTGTCCTCAGGTAGGTGGAAGTCAAAGGCAGGGCCGATCTTTGGCCTGCCAATCTGGGGCAGCGTTTCCATCTATTTCCTCCCGTGGAATAGGGAGGCTACGTTACCCGATGCGCGCCGAGGATCTCTTTGGCTCGACGGAGCCAGGTTAGGTTGTGCTTCAAGGCATCCCGCGCATGCGGCTGTCCGGTCAGGGAGGCGTAGTAACCCCACGCCCGGAGCCGGTCGTCAGTGATAGCCATAGCTAGCGCGGGCATCTGCTTGATGACGGGGCGGACAGGACCACCCTTGTACTTGCGGGAGATCCGTCGCATCTCATACTCAAACGCCGAGGTCACCTTGACCGGCGAGAGGTCGACTGCCATCTGGCGGAGGTAGAAGTCCTCGCAGACGACCTTGGCTGAGGGCCAGGACAGCACAAGCTCGATCATCTGGTCCACCTGGCTCTCCCAGGGACCCACGAACTC